ATGTAGTGTTTTGGGTTTATTGGTTAGTAAAAGGGAGGCTTAGTTTTAGGTCTCCTTTTCTTTTATGCTATTATCGACATTTCTAACACAGTTTTATGTCGTTTTTATGTCGTTTTTATTTTTATAACTTATTGATTATTAATACTTTATTTTTTTAATGTCGAAAATGTCGATTTTAAAGAGAAAATATAGGGGGAAAAAAATAATAAAAGGAGGTAATTATATATAGAGAATAGGGAAAAAAAAATTGTCATTTTCGGTTTTCCGACATCCCCTATTGGTATTCAATTAGTTACCTAAAAACCCTTGACATTGGGTTGACATTTGCCTAAAAAAAACCGACATTGTATAAAGGTTTGTATATTTGTGAATCTAAAAATTAAATCGAATCAAATGGTAGAGACATCAGGGTTAGGCTATTCGCCTAAGCATTTGCAGTTTGGCCAAGACGGCCGCAAGAAATTAATCAATGGTGTTGTTAAGATGTCGAAGGCTGTGAAGTCAACCTTGGGCCCTGCGGGCAACACGGTGTTGATAGAGAGTCCGAGTCACACCCATGGCATTACAGTTACAAAGGATGGTGTTACGGTAGCCAAGTCAATTGACCTGATTGACCCAAGTGAGAACCTTGCGGTTCGCATGATGAAGGAGGCGGCTGACAAGACTGCTACTTCAGCGGGTGACGGTACGACCACGGCAATTGTATTGACCGAGGGCTTGGTGCTAGGTGGTCTTGAGTACATTACTGAGGACATGAACAGAACCGAGGTGTTGCGACACATGGTGGACATCAGTAACAAGGTGGTGGACAAGCTTCGCAAGAAGGCCAAGAAAGTTAACAGCAGTATGTTGGTTGACGTGGCGTCTATCAGTGCGAACAATGACAGAGAGATAGGACGCATTATTGCTGAGGTGTACAAAGACGTGGGCAAGACGGGTGTTGTAACAGTTGAGCGCAGTCAGACTGCTGAGACGTATGCTGAGACGACCAAGGGTCTAAAGATTGACCGTGGTTATTTGAGCTCGTTGTTCATCAATGACGCCAAGAAGGACGAGTGTGTGTTTGAGGACGTGATGGTCTTGGTTGCTGACATTGAGATAGCAAACATTTTGCAGATTGAGAACGTGTTGAAACCGGTGATAAGCGAAGGCAAGAAGCTGTTGATTATATCCCCGTGCAATACGAACGTGGTAAACACGTTGGCGGCTAACAGCATGAAGGGTAACTTGAAAGTGGTGGCTGTTGCTCCGCCTAATTTTGGTTATAAGCAGCATGAGCTGATGCAAGACATTGCGCTTAGCGTTGGTGCTACCTACTTCAGTGAGAAGACGGGTGACGACTTGAGCCATATCAACTATGGTGACTTGGGTCATGCAGCGAAAGTGATTGTTGGTAAGGACAAAACTGTGTTGATACGCAGTGAGGCCAAATCTGACCAAGGGTCAATTGACGAGAGAGTGGCTCAATTGTGGGAGATGCACAAGTCTGCTACCAAAAAGGCTGACAAAGACTTCATGTTGGAGCGCATTGCTTCACTTACAGGTGGCATTGGTGTCATTTTCGTGGGTGGTCAGACTGACCTAGAGCAAAAAGAGTTGTATGACAGGGTTGATGACGCTGTTTGTGCGGTGAGAAGCGCTCTTGAGGAGGGCATATTGCCGGGGGCCGGCAAGGCATTGGTCGATGAGACGGCTGCATTGCTCTCTGAGATGGTTGACATCAATATTAGTGACGAGCATGACGCAGCATTGAAGATTGTGGTGAACGCACTTATGGCTCCATTCCAACAAATCCTTGCAAATGCGGGCCTCAAGCCTAGTGACGTGTATAAAGACGGCACACCGGTGGGTCATGGGTACAATTTGAAGACCGGTAAGATGGGCGACCTAGTTGAGATGGGTGTTATTGACCCGTTGAAGGTAACGAGAAGCGCACTTCAGAACGCAATCAGCGTGGCTGTAACGATACTAAGTACAAATGCAATCATAACCATGGCTCGTAGCTATGAGCAACAATAATAAGATTATGACAGAAATTGAATGGATAGTAGTAATTGTTGGTTATATTTTATGGTATTCGGTAGGATATAGTCAAGGTATAAAAAATAAAAAAAATGAAACCAATAGGTAAATACATTGTGGTTAAAGACGTTCAAGAGAGCGTTAAGACTGAGAGTGGGTTGATACTATCAGGTGAGGATACCAATCAGCTGCGATACAAAAGGGCTGAGGTGATTGCACCGGGTAGTGACGTGAGTGTTATTGACAAGGGTGACGAGCTGTACTACGACAAGGCGCACAGCTTTACGATGCTCATCAATGACGAGCAGTTCACGATAATATCGGAAAGAGATGTGGTGGTGGTGATTTAGTCACCACCATTTTTTTTGAGTCGCTGCGCTTTGCAGTACTCGTTCATCTGTATAATCATATTCCTGTAGACCTTGTCTGAGTAAGACACATTTTTGTGGAACATGGGGTTGGCTGATAGGCTTGTTGGAATCTCTTCACCGTTTAGTTTTCGGTAGATGTCAAGGACCACACGTGTGGCTTTGTAGCTAAGTTGGTAAAGTGCTTTTCCGTCTGCGCCTTTTCTGCGAAAAGTTTCAATCCATCCATCTCGGTGCAAGTCTTTGAAGCGGTCGGCACTCCAACTTACAATTTCGCAGTATTCATCAAACTTATCTTTGCTAAAGTAACTTTCGGAGTAGAGGAACAGGATTATGTCAAGGTCTGCTTGGGTAAGCCCATGCTTCATTTTCATATAGTACCTGATGACTCTCCAAAATTTTAGGTAGTCATTTGGTGGTGATTTCATTTAATTTTATTTTATTACATTTGTAAAGCAAAGTTAAAAAATTATAGCTATGGCAGATGAGAAAAACCCAAAGAAAGTCGAGGAGGAAGTTAAGACGCTTCGTCAGGAGATGGACGCCATAACTTTTAAGAACAAGCAAGCCAAAGAGATTGCTGCCATTCAAGCCGGGAAGGAGAAGTTGAAAGACAAGCTTTCAAAGAATAGAGAGCGCAGGGTTGGAGCAGCAAGTAAAATCTCAGGCTTGGGCAGATTGCAAGGATTAGCTACATTTAAAACCAAATAAAAAAAAGCAAAATGAAAAAATCAGTTCCGAATCTTCCTGCATCTTCTAAGTTGCAGCCTCCTTCAGGTGGTGGACCATCTATCAAAGGAGCATTGAAAGCAAAGCCATTGGCTATGTCAGGTGGTGTACCTTCTAAGGGTGCTAAGTCTACTGTTGCAAAAGGTGGTGTATCTAAGAACCTTGTTAAAAAAGCAAAGTAATGATGAAAGGTAAAATGGATGGCTTAGTTGGCAAGGCCGCTAAAGCTGTAAACAAAGTAGGTAAAGAAGTAAAGCCTGCTGTAAAAGCTATTAAAAAAGCAGTTAAAGCTGCACCTAAAAAGAAATAATTATGGCAACGTCAAAATTAGTTGAGAAAACTACTGAAGAGGAAGTAAAGCCAACGCAAGTAGTTGTTGAGCCTACTCCTGTTGTTGAAGAAAAAAAGGAAGAGCAAGAAGTTGTTCAATATCCCGGTAACCCTACTAGAGGATTCCGTCAATAATCTACTATGGCTGACAAGTCTAAAATGAAATGTAACAGTCCTGTCCCCTCTGATAGAGCGGGAAAGAAAAGGATGGTTAAAGCCTGTTCCGGAGGGGAGGAGAAGCTCCTCCACTTTGGAGCAAAGGGCTATGGTCATAACTATAGCGCTGAGGCACGTAAGAGTTTTAAGGCACGTCATAGTTGTGACACGGCAACTGACAAGTTAACTCCACGCTATTGGGCGTGTAAGAACTTATGGGCAGGCCCGGGTGGTTCAACCAAATCATCTCCTAAGGGAAGAAAAGGAAAATACTAATGAAAGACGCTTGCTATAAAAAAGTAAAAGCATCTTATGATGTGTTCCCTTCTGCTAGGGCTTCTCAAGCTATTGCTAAATGTCGTAAGGCATCAGGCAATGTAAGGAAGTCAGAGGAGGGTACAAGCCTAAAGCGTTGGGAGAAGGAGAAGTGGCAAGACACTAAGAGTGGTAAAGCCTGTGGAGCCGGAGGAAAGAATGAGTACTGTCGTCCAACGACACGAGTGTCTTCAAAGACACCAAAGACCAAGAGTGAAATTAGCCCGTCAAAACTTGCAGCAAAAAAGGCTGAGAAGTCACGGGTAGGTATGGGAAATAAAGTTTCAAAAGTTTAGTATATTTGTTCAAATTAAAATCAAATCAAATGGCAACGAAAGTTAACAAATCAAATGCGGAGTTATTGGAATTAGTGCGTGCACTGAATATGACTCCTGCAGAAAAGGGTAGCAAAGCTGAAGCTAAGCTCAAGAAGATTGCTGAGAAAATCAAGCCAATCTTTGAAAGTTACAACGAGAAGCGTGAAGACATTCGTCTTGACCATGCTCACACGGAGTCCAATGGTGTATTGGACCTGAATGAGAAAGGTGAATACAAGTTCACTAAAGATGGAATCAAGGCGATGGCTAAGGACATGAAAAAACTTCTTGATGATACTTTTGAGTTTTATCAGTTTACATTTTCAACCGAAGGTATCGAAAGCTTCAAGTTCCTCGCAGGATGGGTTGAAGGCATAGAGCCTGAGCAACCTTCCGAAAGCGATGAGCAATAAAGTAAAAACACAATAGACGTAATAAGCAAGGCATCAGCTCTTTTGGGTTGATGCCATTGTTGTTTATACACCATAAAAAATAATCATGGAAAAGAGCAAAGGTCTAGGAGATACTATCGAGAAGATAACCACAGCAACCGGAATAAAAAAAGTAGTTGAAACTGTAGCAAAAGCAACAGGCAAAGATTGTGGCTGCAAAGCACGCAAAGACGCATTAAATAGAGCATTTCCTTATCAAGATAAAAAATAAAAAATATGTCAGTTTTTAAATCACAATTTTCAAGAGCACTCGCAGTTATCAAGAGCGATAACGCTGACGTGCCGTTTCCTGCTCCTGTAAAATCAGGGGAGAACACAAGTGCCGTAGAGAACGAGCTTGTTGATACTGCAGGCGACTTTATCAATGCAGGTGTAAAGACCGGTGACATTGTTTACAACACTACTGATGGCTTAGCTGCTACAGTATTGTCTGTGACAAGTGCTACTGTGATTGTGCTTAATGCTGACATCTTCGCTGCCGCTGAAAAGGTTTACACTATCTACCAAGCAAGTCCTCAGACTACCATTGGCAACACAGGATGTAATCTTTACATTGGTGGAGCGGGTAACGTAAAGGTTACTACAATTGGCGGAGACATTATTACATTCACTGCTGTACCTGTTGGCTCAGTATTGCCTGTTCAGGTGATTAAGCTTCACAGCACAGGAACTACAGCTACACTTGTAAATGCTCTTTGGTAAATGAATCCTCAAGAAAACAATAGGCTTGATTATATGGCAGCAGAGTTAGATGCGTTGAAAAATGACGTAGCTGAGGTAAAGGCTATTGTCAAAGATATGCATAACCTTCTTTCAGGCAACCCTATCGACAAAGACTCAAGCGGAATGATTGGGGATTTGAGGAAGATGAAGCATGAAGTTTATGAGTTGAAATCTGAATTGAAAAAATACAAGAACTATTTTTATGCGCTAGTTACCCTAGTGGGGCTTGGCGTATTAAAAGTGATTATTGAAATACTAAAAGGGTAATGGCAAAGTCAGTATCAAGTATAAAAAAAGTTAGCTTCGGTAAAAGAAAAACCGGTGTAGCTAAGAAATCATATAACAAACACAGTCCAAAACCAAAAAAATATAGGGGGCAAGGAAGATGAAAAAATTTTTTGAATGGTCAGCAGGATTCTTGTCTGAGAACGGACAAGCTTCAAGTAAAAGATTTGTAGGAGTGTTTAGTGCAATAGCATTGTGCTACACTTTGTATGCCAACCATGATTCGGTCAATGAACCTTCAGAGGCTTTGGTGTATTCGGTTGCGGCTTTGTCTGCTGCTGCTCTAGGTATTAGTGCGGCTGAGAAGATATTTAAAAAGCCGGCTGACAAAGAATGAAAAATCTTTCCAAGGAGGAGCTACTAAGTAGATTGGAAGCGATTAATCGTAGCAATGCGATTATTTACTTTGACCTAAATGGATTTATTCTTGGTATGAATGCGATATTCTTGAAGGCTATGGGGTTTCAAGAAAAGGAACACGATAAAATAATAGGCAAGCATCACAGCATTTTTGTGTCCTACGAGTACTCAAAGTCTGATGACTACAAAAAGTTTTGGGAGACCTTAGCAAGTGGTCAATTTTATGAGGGTGAATTTGAAAGGAGAAAAGTAGACGGAAGCCCAATTTATTTGCAAGCAACCTACAACCCAATCTTTGACGATAGTGGAACAATTACAAAAGTAATGAAGATAGCAACCGACATTACTGAAACCGTTGTCAGCAAGAATAAAATTAATGAGCTATCAAAGACCTTGCAGACTGAGTTAGATAATACTAACAAGTTAAAGTTAGCTATTGAAATAGAAAAGGACGCAGCGTTAAACGATTTGGATGCAACAATAAAGAAAAGTCAAAACGAGCTGATTAAAACAATTGTTAAATCTGCTTTATTCGTGATTATGAGCGTAGGCTTTATTACAACCATTATGTACTCGTTTGCAATCTTGTCAAACAAGGACACACAGATTATTGGGTCAACGTGGTCGAATATGTTTTCGGTTTTATTGACCAATGCATTCTCAATAGTAGGTACCATTATGGGAATTAAATATGCAACACAAGACGATAAAAAAATAAAAAATGAAAATTAGTAACCACCTATCTCTTTCCGAGGTAACAAGAAGCGAAACAGCAAAGCGTAGAGGAATCAGTAACACTCCAACCGCTGAGCATTTAGAGAACTTTAAGAAATTGGCTGAAAATATATTTGAGCCTATTCGTGAGCATTTTAAAGTACCTATTCATGTGTCGTCAGGGTACAGAAGCAAGGAGCTCAATTCTGCTATAGGTGGAAGTTTGTCCTCTCAGCATTGTCAGGGCGAAGCCATTGACATCGACATGGATGGAAGCAGTAGTGGTGTTACCAACGCTGACGTTTACAACTTTATTAAGGACAATCTTGAGTTTGACCAATTGATTTGGGAATTTGGTACAGACGCTAATCCTGATTGGGTTCACGTTTCTTACGAAAGCACAGGCAAACAACGCAAGCAAAAACTAAAAGCTGTAAAAACAAATGGTAAGACTTCTTACGTTAATTTGCCTTAGTCTATCCTTATTTTCTTGCGCAACAAGAAAGGTAGCTATATCTAAGTCTGTAGTGGAGACACGTACAGACAGTGTTGTCGTGGAGAAAAAAGATAGCGTAGCGGTTCAGCAGAATGCTATTAGCATAAAGGAGGACATTGACGAGATTGAGATTGTGCCAATAGACACCTCCAAGCCTTTAGTTATTGGAGGCAAAGAGTACTTTAATGCTACGGTCAAAATTAAAAAGACCAAGCGTGAGGTTGTAGATTCTACAAAAACAACTGTTGCTGTTAGCGACTATAAGCAGACCGAGGTCAGCAAAGAAGAGACAAAAGAGACTTATGACAAGTCAATAGATAAGAAGCCTAGCTACATGAATTTGTGGTGGCTTCTATTGATTCCAATCGCTGTTTTGTCGATTAGATTCTTCCTTAAAAAATAAGGGTTATCTTTAGTATATTTGTTTAATTATTTGACAGCGAATGGCACGGATAAGTACATACCCAATAATATCTACCCCTACCCTCAACGACTTGTTGATTGGTACAGACGTGGACAACCTCAATAACACTAAGAATTTTACGATTAGTGAGATTGGTGATTTGATTGGACAAGACTACGTGCCCTATGTTGGAGCTACAGGCAACGTAAATTTAGGCGCTTTTAACATTCAAGCAGCTGCATTTATTGTGCCGGGAGGTCTTGCGAACCAATTCCTAAAAGCCAATGGTACGCTAGACAGCACCGCATACGTTCCTGAGACAAGAACAATTACCATTAATGGTACGACATTTAATCTTTCAGCCAATAGAACTTGGGACCTGCCTACGATTGATAGCTTAACAACTATTGGTACAAGTGGAGCAGCGACATACATTGGCAAGGTTTTAAATATCCCTGTCTATCAGGCTCAGGGGAACTATATCACTCAACTTTCGGGAGAGGCTACAGCCTTAGGCCCCGGAAATGCAACCGTTACTCTTGATAACACCGCTGTAATTAGCAAGGTATTGTCAGGATTAAATATTACAGGAGGCAACATTGTTGCTTCTGACAATATTTTACAGGCATTCGGTAAGGTTCAAAACCAAATCAACAGTCTTGTTGGCGGTGTTCAGTACCAAGGTACATGGAATGCAGCAACCAATACTCCATTCTTACAGAGTTCAGTTGGAACGAAGGGTTACTATTATGTGGTAAGTGTGCCGGGTAATACAAACCTTAACGGCATTACTGATTGGAGACTTGGTGATTGGGCTATATTTAATGGGACAACATGGGACAAGGTTGACAATACTGATGCGGTTGTAAGCGTTAATGGATATACCGGAGCCGTAGTATTGACCTTTAGCGATGTCGGTGCTCCTCCTGCAACAAGAAATCTCACCATCAATGGCGTTGGTTATGACTTGAGTGCAGATAGGTCTTGGACAGTTGGTGACGTAAGAACTGATGGTTCTTATGCGAATCCGTCTTGGATTACTTCACTTGGTTGGAATAAGATTACAAGCACGCCTACTACGTTAGCCGGATATGGCATTACTGATGGCGCATCAAATACTACCACATTAACAATTAATGGAGTAACATTTGACCTTAGCGCCAATAGAACTTGGAATGTAGGGACAGTAACTAGCATTGCTACAAGTGGGCCACTTACAGGTGGAACCATTACTACATCAGGTACAATAGGCATTACTCAGGCGGGTCCAACTACGGATGGTTATTTGAGTAGCGCTGATTGGAATGACTTTAATGATAAACTAGATTCGCTTTCAGCTGCAGCTCCAATTACTTTGGCGGCAGGGGTTATAGGCATTACTCAGTCAGGAGCGTCCTCAAATGGTTATTTGAGTTCAACTGATTGGAATACTTTCAACAATAAACAGAATGCGCTTACCAACCCGGTTACGGGTACCGGTACAACATATACGCTTCCAATGTGGAGCGGAGCAACTACGCTTACCAATAGTCCATTGTCTTATGTATCTGATGCATTTACGTTTCAATACAACAGCAACTCAGGCGGCACGGTAAACTTTACAAACAGTGGATTGACTGCGTACACGTATTCAATTCAGATGAACAACTTTGGTTCTCCGAGGTCAACTGTACACAGCTATACTGATGGCATTGTTGTAAACTCAATTGCCGGCACTCAGGTGTCACGAATGTTTGCCAATGGTAATTTTATCCTTGGTGATGGCTTTGTTGACAATGGCTATAAGCTTGAGATAGAAGGAAATCTTTATGTTGATACAATTGCAAATGCAACTGTTGATACTGACAAGTTCCTTGTTTCAGATTCAGGAGTTATTAAGTATAGAACAGGAGCAGAGTTAATTAGCGATATTGGAGCTGTTCCTTCTACTAGAACGCTTACCATTAATGGTACCGCTTTTGATTTAAGCGCTGACCGTAGTTGGTCAGTTGGTACGGTTACATCTGTAGACATGAGTGTGCCTACAGGGTTTACCATTTCAGGGAATCCCGTTACATCTAGTGGCACACTTGCTGTAGCATTTGCTTCAGGATACAGTTTGCCTACAAATGCTGTTCAGGCCAATTGGACTACAGCGTATAATGATTCAATTGTAAGTGCTTCAGTAACAGGTACTGCTACTAAAACTTTGACATTGAATCAGCAAGATGGCGGTACTGTTACAGCTTCTTGGACTGACATTGATACAGCCCCGGTTACAAGTGTGTTTGGAAGAACAGGGGCAATTATAGCTCAGTCGGGTGATTACACAACGACCCTTGTTACCGAGGGCACTAATTTATATTACACAGACGGGCGTGCTCGTTTGGCTATTAGTCTTACTACAACAGGCAGCAGTGGTGCTGCTACATACAATAGTGGTACAGGAGTATTTAATATCCCTAATTACGGAAGTGCGTTAACTGCTTACGTTCCTTATTCAGGAGCGACTCAAAGTGTTAACCTTGGAGAGTGGGGATTGACCGCAGGATTTGTAGGGTTTGACCTTACTCCTACCGGTACACCATCTGTTCCGGGCACGATGTTTTGGAGTGCTGACGATGAGACTGTAGACCTTGTAATGGATGCAGGCGTTACTCAGAAGATTGGTCAGGAGACGTTCTACCTTGTAAAGAATCAGACAGGAACAGCTATACCAAAGGGGACTGTTGTTCGTGCTGATGGAACGGTAGGGTCAAGCGGAAGGATATTGATTGCTCCATTCTTAGCGAATGGCACAGTACCTTCTAAGTTCTGTATCGGTGTAACGGCAGAGACTATTGCTGATGGAGCAGATGGATTTGTTACTGCATTTGGAAAGATTCGTCAGATTAACACTGCGTCTTTCCCGAATGGTACTGTGCTTTATGCCTCCCCTACTTCAGCGGGTGGATTCACTGCAACAGCTCCTCAGGCACCGAACAACATTGTAACGGTAGCTATTGTAATTAACTCAAGCACAAGCAATGGAGCAATATTCGTAAGGCCAACTTTTTCCTCAAACATTAATGAGGATGAAGGGGTAAAGATTACTTCTCCTGTAGCGAACGAAGGTTTGTTTTATAATGGTGGCTATTGGGTAAATAAGACTATCGCTGCTGCGCTTGGATATACTCCTGCAAATGCAGCAACTACGCTAACTATAAATGGGCAAACTTACGACATCAGTGCCAATCGCACATGGTCAGTAGGTACTGTTACTAGTGTTGACATGAGCGTGCCTACAGGATTCGGTATAGCAGGTAATCCTATTACAGGCGCAGGCACTCTTGCTTTGACATTTGCAGCAGGCTACAGCTTGCCGACAAATGCATCTCAAGCGAATTGGGACACAGCATACAGCAATCGAATTACATCTTTGACAACTACAGGTACAAGTGGTGCAGCTACGTTGGTCTCCAACGTGCTCAACATTCCTCAGTACCAAGCTCAGGGCAACTATATTACTTCACTTACGGGTGAAGCCACAGCAAGTGGACCGGGCGCAGCAAGTGTCACGCTCACCAACTCTGCTGTTACCGGCAAGGTCCTTACAGGGCTCACTGTAGCGGGTTCTTCTATCGCATCGACAGATAGTATCCTTACAGCATTTGGTAAGCTCCAAGGTCAAGTAAATGACCTTATCGGTGGCTTGCAATATCAGGGTACTTGGAACGCATCTACAAACACTCCTACCATTACATCAGGTGTTGGTACTGATGGTCACTTCTACATTGTTAGTGTGGCAGGAAATACCACCATTGATGGAATAAGTGGATGGGAGATTGGGGATTGGATAGTATTCCATGGCACTGCTTGGCAAAAGGTGGACAACACTGAGTCTGTAGTTTCTGTGAATGGACTTACGGGAGCAGTTACGCTTACTACTAGCAATATATCTGAGGGAACTAATTTGTACTTTACAAACAGCAGGGCTCGTCAGGCTATCAGTTTAACTACTAGCGGCAACAGTGGTGCTGCCACTTATGATAACGGAACAGGGGTATTGAATGTGCCTCAGTACAGCTTATCAGGATTAGGTGGGGTGCCAACTACAAGGACATTGACTATTAATGGTACAGCTTTTGATTTGAGCGCTAATAGAAGTTGGAGCGTAGGTACGGTTACTAGCATTGCTACTAACGGCCCGATTCAAGGAGGGACTATTACAGGAACAGGAACGATAAGCATTACGCAGGCAGGTTCTGCCTCAGATGGATACTTGAGCAGCACTGATTGGAATACGTTTAACAACAAGCAGGGTACAATAAGCTTGACTACTACAGGAAATAGCGGTTCATCTACATTTATTTCTAACGTGTTAAACGTGCCTACCTATACTCTTGCAGGATTGGGAGGTGTGCCTACTACTAGAACGCTTAGCATTAACGGTGTAAGTTTTGACTTGAGTGCAGATAGAAGTTGGAGTGTTGGTACGCTTACAGGCTCAGGTAATACGAACTATGTTCCTAAATGGAACGGCAGCACGTCACTTACTGACAGCTTATTATTTGATAATGGTAGTGGATTAGGATTGGGTACTGCGAGCATCAATGCTTCAGCGTTGTTCCAAATGGACAGCACGACTAAAGGCTTCTTGCCTCCACGTATGACAGCTGCTCAAAGAGGAGCTATCTCAGCACCTGCTCAAGGATTGATAGTTTATCAAACAGATGGCGTAATTGGTTTGTATATTTACGCTAACTCCGTATGGAGAACACTTGGAATGATTTAAAAGATAAGATATGTCTAATTTAGCAACGATAGTAAACAACATATTAGCAGACAGTGGGATTGACGACATCAATGTTGTTGTCACCACAGGGTCATATACTAACCCTGCTTGGATAGTCTCATTGCCTTGGACTAAGATTACCGGAACTCCTACTACGCTTGCAGGTTACGGCATAACCGATGCCTATACGCAAACGCAGGTAAATAATTTGCTAAATGCTAAGCTATCGTTGAGTGGTGGCACAATGACAGGTGCTATTAATTTGCCAAATGGTATTGTAGGAATTAATGTCGGAGATGATGCGACTATTTCAGATAGAAATGTTGCTAACACAATGTATGTCGCAGGTATTCAAAATACTGATAGAGGATATATTAACTTCAGTGAAACAGGAGGTAATCAACTTGGAGCAATTAATGGTGGTGATTTAACTTGGAGAGGTGTTCCTATTATTACAACATCAAATGTTTCAGGAACGGTTGATTATATACCTAAGTTTACTGCTGCTAATTCAGTAGGTAATAGTGCATTGCGTGAAATTTCAGGTAATTTAGGGTTGGGCATTGCACCAAGCAGTTGGAGTAATGTTAAGGTTCTTCAAATTGGAGCAACAAGCATAGGTGGATATAGCAATACAGGATATTTTAACTCTAATGCTTATTATAATTCAACTACAAGTTGGACATATGTTAACTCATCATATGCAGCAAGATATGAATTAAACTCAAGTGATGCAGGTATTCATAAATGGTATGTAGCACCAACAGGAACAGCAGGGGCAACAATATCATTTATTACTGCAATGACTTTGAATAATTCCGGACAACTTGGTATTGGAGTAGACCCTACTCAAATGCTTGATGTTAATGGCAATGGTAAATTCAGAGGACAGGATTTGTTTCTTGGTAGTGATGTAACTGCTGATAATGTAATCTACATATACTCAAAGAATGGAGCACAGAGTCAGATAAGAACAAATGCAGGTGTTTCATCTTCTTATAATGGGATGATGATTGCTTCAAACTATAACCAAGCAGCTTCATTGCCGTCTTGGAGTTTAGATTTAGGTGGGGCATTAAACTCAACAGGAAATGTAAATACTTTTACAGTCGGATATAAACCATTTGGTGGAGCGTGGGCATCATTAATGATTGTTAATGCAAATGGAGACACCGTTGTTTCAAATAATTTTACATCAGCAAGTGCTGTATTTAACAATGGAACAAATAGTACAAACGGTATTAAAGTAGTTTCATCCACAACGGCATCTGTATTTACAGGAGGTATTGAGTTTATTAGAACAACTGTAGCAGGAGGCTCTAAGATTCAACCATTAAGAGATGCCGCAATAGGTGGTGTTGGATTTGACTTTTTAGTTACTACCAACAATGCTGCTGAGATAGCCGCTAGTTATACTTCTGCATTAAGTATTTTAAATACAGGTGTAGCTACCTTTTCTAATAATATATTTATTGGAGCAGGTAAATATTTAGGTTACTCAGCATCTGCGTATGTTACACCTGAAGATAATATTCAAGGTGCAAGAATTAAAACCCCCGGAGGATTTTTAGTAGAATCAGCAGGTGCGGTTACTTTCAACAACCTTGCAGGAACGGGAACAAGAATGGTTGTTGTTAATTCAAATGGCGTATTTTCTACACAAGCAATTGGTAGTGGAAGTATTACAGGAAGTGGAACTACTAACTATGTCCCTAAATTTACAAGTAGTAGTGCTATAGGTAATAGTGTTATTATTGATAGCGGTTCAGATGTAACTGTTGGTAATGCTCTTCGTGTAAATGCTTTTGGAAACGTAGCAGGTGGAACAATAAGAATGGGTGCTGTAAATGATGGTACAGAGAAGTGGTCTTATTTAGTAAGCACTCAATACAACAGTTCATCTAATCCACAAGGATTTTCGGTTATAGGAGCATATACTACTGCAACAGCAAATCAAATTGTAATTGGAGGTAGTATTTATGAAGCTAATCCTGCTACAGAAATACAATTTTGGACACATACTGCTGTAACTCACGGAACAGGTGGTTCAAAAAGAATGACAATTGATACCAATGGTAACGTAGGCATAAATACTGCAACACCAACTCAAAAGTTTGAGGTTAGTGGTGGAGCAATTATTGCTTCAGGTTTTGGAAATCGTGCAGCAGGAACAGGTAAGGCTCTTGAAATTGGAATGGATGGGACAAATGCAGTTTTACAAGCACTTGATAGAACGGCAAATGCATTTATTCCAATTGCTATTAATTCAAGTGGAGCTACTTTCAACAATAGTGTAACTGCAGTAGGATTGTTTTCAACAACATCAGCAGCAGGAAATTTAGCTGCAAAAATTAGAAATGGGGTTACATCAGGAAGTGGCAGTACAGGATATGGGTTAGCGATAGAAAGTGAAGCAAGTGCTGCAACAAGTTATGCTTTAACTGTTAGAAACCTTGCAGAGTCAACTACTTATTTTCACATTTCAACTGAAACGGGGAAAGTGGGGTATGTTGGAATTGGTACGACATCATCAAATTATAGACTGCAAGTAGGAGACTTAACAAATACATCAGGAGTTAAAAATGATATTTTTATTACAGGTGATACAGTTAATACAAATGGATTTTATGCAAGATTAATATTTGGTAATTCTAATCAAAGTGGTGGTTCAACTGCAAGTATTAGAGCGGAAAGAATAACAACTAACTTTGCTACTGAACTTACTTTTTATACTAATGAAGCAGGAAGTGCAGGTAATGGGGCTGAAAGATTACGTATAGCCTCTACAGGAAATATTGGAATAAATACTGCAAATCCATTAGCAGGACTTCAAATAGAAAAGTACGGCAGCAAGTTTGATTCAGACGTACAGTATAATCAACCTGCAGGTAATGTATTCTTATCTGTAACAGGAGCAGTTGCTGACCAAGTCAATTGGTTTGGTATGAGAGGTAGTTACAACTCAAGTACAGGAAGTGCAAATTTACTTTTACAAGCAAACTACAGAGACGTAAATAGTCAGGCAGGTCATTACATTTCATCTAAAGCACAAAGTTTAGGAGTAGCTGATTTTATAATAGGTAAATTAGTTACAACAACTTCTGTCTCAACTCCTCCAACATTAGTTCCACAATTAACAATAGCTGCTTCAGGTGCAGTAACAATTTCAAATAATGCATCTCCGGGATTAAATATATCCAAAGATGCAAGTTTGGACAATAGATATTTAAGATTAACAAATACTCAAGCATCAAGCGTAAATTGGGATTTAATTAATCAACAGAATTCAGGTGGCAATAGCTTTTTAATATATAATGCAACAGCAAGTACAACTTCTGTAGAAATAACTCCAACAGGCAATATGACTGCAAGGGGCGTTATTGGTTGGTATAGCGGTATAGGTGCTTTATCTTATGGTAGTGGATTTGTTACAATGGAAACAAATACTGCAAATGCTATCCAATTCAAAACTAACGGTACAACTGCATTAACACTTCAGACTAACCAAAATGGAAGATTTGCTAATCTCTTAGGTATTGGCAGAGACCCTTCTCATGCTCTTGATGCTCTTGGCTCAATAAGAGGTTCTGACAGATTGTATTGGAATGGGTTAAGTCAATTGGTTTATATTCTTAATTATGACCAAATAAATAATGCTGATACAACAACTATTTCAGACTCAACAGCAACAAATGGGTTTGCACTGAGAAAATCAGGAGGAAGTAGTACATTCTTTTTTGGTAATTACACAAGTTTTCCTCCGGGTAACTATACTGCATATTTTAGATTAAAGGTAGCAAGTAATGCTTCAGGTTCGTCTCTTGGCACTCTTGATGTCGTTGGTGGTACTATGATTGGGTTTGCAATTACTTTAAGACCAAATATGTTTGCGGCAAGTGATACTTGGCAATACATTAAACTTCCATTTACAGTTACAGGTAGTGGATATATTGAATGGAGATTGGTAGGTTGGACAGGAATTACTGACACGTTCTTTGACCATATAATGGTTTATCAAGAAGGAGGAGAAGGCAATGTATTTACAAGAAGTGCTTATAGCGTATATGTAAATCAGAATACACTTGGAATGCAATTAAATACTTCAGGTGCATTGACAGTAACAAGTAGTGTTACAGCCACTTCGTTTTTTGAAAGTTCAGATGAAAGATTAAAGTCAAACATAATTGACTTGGACGCTAACGTAAGCAGTATAATTGCAAAGTCTTATTTAAAGAATGGAATGCAAGAGATTGGTTATCTTGCACAAGATGTCGAAAGGATTCTTCCAAGTGCAATCTCTAAAAGGGATGATGGCTACTTAGATTTATCGTATAGGCAAGTCCACACAGCAAAGATTGCTGCCCTTGAGAAAGAAGTATTTGAATTAAAACAACAACTTAAAAACAAATAAAATGAAAACAATCGAGCCTGTATCCGTTTGGTTTAACGGTAACGAAGTTCAAGCAACAGTGCTTGCTTCAAGCAGTAGTAATGACAACCTGTTTAATAGTGCAATTTTTAACTATCAATTGCTTCAGGTTATTGTTAGTCCTGCGAATCCTTATCTTGAGCAATTAAACATCCTAACAAATGGAACTTTACTTATGGATGGTGAGACTTATCAGAATTGGGAAACAAATGATTATGCTTATGATTGGATTGCTCAGCAACTGAATCTTACAATCACAGGCAACTATGTACCACCGGTACCTCCTGCTCCTGAGCCCGAGCCAACTCCGACTCCTGAGCCTGAAGTAGAAGAAACTCCTGAAATCGAAAAATAATGTCTTGGATAAGCTTAGCAAGTAATCAGACTGTATCGTTTAACAACTTACAGAATGCTGTAAACAATGGTGTGTTTACTGCTAAGACTGCTATACCCGTAAGTAACGAGCAGATTACTAAGGCTGATGCGAATACCTACGTAAACATTAATACGTCTTACGGACCGTATGCAGCAAAAGCAAGTAATCAGCTCGTTGTGAAATCTGATTTGCAGGCTGTCATCACTTCATACGCTCATACGGTGTATTATAATTCTACTTGTTTTTGGGATGGTATTTATATTGAAGCAGGAGCAGCAAGCGCAACAGCGGCCTGTTCTTTATCTACTAATTCAATTACTCTGTATAGTTCTGACTTTGCACTTGGTAATGGCTCAGTGCTTTACTTTGATAGTAACCTTTCAAATCCTTGGTATAGCGATGAGTTATGCGGAGGAACTCCCGGATATTACTTAGTAGGAGAGTATTCATTTCGTTATTACACCATAGCTGACATTCTAAATATTTCAGAATACACTCTTTGTGCAGGTCAAACATCTTACGCAATTACTAATTGCGGTATAAGTAACTCAAGCGCAGCAGGAGCTTGTTCTGATGCCGGTACTAATCCAAAAACACTTTACTCAGAATGTGCTACATTATCTGCAGGATGCTCAATACACTTTAATTCAAACCTAACTAATCCTGTAACAGACCTATATGTTTTTGCTCAAGCAAGTTGGGACATGGATGGGTATGGTATAATTTCAAATTATTCATCAGTTCAATGTTAAAATATGTCAACAATTAGTTCTTATCCAAACGATGGCAATGTCACTTATAGTGACAAGCTTATTGGCACAGATGCCAATGATTCAAACAAAACAAAGAATTTCACTGTAGGTGATATTCTTGCGCTACCAATCCCAACTGTTCCTGTTTACGCAAACAATGTTGCGGCTAAAGCGGCAGGTCTTGCGGTTGGCAAGATATATCGCATAACCGGAACCGATAATGCGGGAGTAGTTTACTAACTTTGTGCTGTTAATTAAATTAAATCAAATCAAATGGACATTAGGAAAATATCTGTGGGGCCTGACTACAAGGGTGGTGCGATGCACTACATCGTTGGTCAGAAGGTGCTCGGAGATACGAATGAAATACACCTCATTAAACTTGTCCCTGAAACGGGGGCAATAAGGATTTATATTATAAACGAGAAGCAAGAGGTTGTAATGTGGAAGGAGTTCAACCACACCATTCCTTTGTCCATCGAATATAATATAAACATCTAATGAGGTCACCATTCTATTTTATAGCGAAGCCCATTAACGGCAAGAGGTACGATAACACCAAAATGATTGGTGGCATAGAGTTTATTGTCAGTACCTCAGAAGAAGACCATAAGTTTTCAAATCGTTTTGCTGAGGTGATTGAGTTGCCTTTGGGATACAAGGGCCCTATCAGGGTTGGTTACACCCTACTCGTGCACCACAACGTATTTAAGTTTTACAACGACATGAAGGGCAGGCAAAAAAGTGGAAAGTCTTTTTTTAGAGACGACCTATTTTTTATTGAGCCCGACCAATTTTTTATGTACAACGATGGTTCCACGTGGAATGCTTACGATAGGTACTGCTTTGTAAAGCCAATACCTGCAACTGAGAGTTACATCAAAAAGCCATTTACTGAGGAACCGCTCGTAGGAATAATGAGATACCCTAATGACTATCTTTACAATAAAGGTATCAGAGAAGGGGACATGGTTTGCTATAGCCCCGACAGCGAGTACGAGTTTACCGTGGACGAGGAGAAGTTATACCGAATGTACGACCATCAAATAACAATCAAATTATGAATCTAATCACATTCGACAACGTATTAAAAGACCCTAAAGAATATGTGGCAGACATACACAAGTATGGATTTCAAGACGTGGCAGATGGAGACAACGTATTCCGGAACATACAGCCACGTGACATTTACGATGAGTTTGCCCAATATGTCACTAACGTATTTGGTGGTTACAAGGTAAGCGTAAACTTTATTCGTAAGTCACCATTGAACCAAGAAGAACCAAACTTTGTACATACTGATGAGATGATGGGAGATATTACTTGTATCTTGTATCTCAACGAGGATGCACCAAGTGAGGATGGTACAACTATTTATGACGAACAGGACAAGCCTCTAGCTGTGGTCTACTCTAGGTTCAACCGAATGATAGCATTCAACTCAGACTTGCCTCATTCAAGAAACCTTTTTGAAAACTTTGGAGAAGGAGAGAATGCTCGATTGATTCAAGTAATATTTTTGAAAAGAAATGAGAGAAGACACTAAAGACATAAAGCTGCGTATTATCAATGCGGGCTATAAGGCTGTGAGTCATTTGATAAAAGTAGCAGAGGAAAACATCATCAATAGCGATGATGATAGCGCTGATGTGGCCGCAGATAAAATGAAGAACGCTGCTGCTGCCAAGAAGTTGGCAATCTTTGATGCATTTGAGATACTCAATCGTATTGAGGCAGAGAAAGAAAACATTGACTCCGCAGAGCGTGGAGTAAGTAAAACAGATACAAAACAAGGATTTGCAGAACGAAGGTCAAAACAATAGCCTGTGCCGGGTAGTAAAAGATTACATACCTGCAGCCGTCATCTCCAAGAAGAATGGGGTGAGGTCGTGGCTTTATGGCTATAACGACCAATATGACGTTGTTGTAATATCTAAGACCGGACAGATAGGTGAGATTGTAGAAATCTCAGGGCTAAAGATTGCGCTTCCATTGGCTCCTGAAAAGTGTCTTCAAAGACACAATAATAAAAGCGAGCAGTATTGGGAGCGGCAAGACTTGCCAAAAGACTTGGCCAAGATTCAGTCGATATTCCAATGGAACGAAAAGCCAAAAGAATTTAAGGACAGGTGGATTGATTACATCGAGCAGGAGTTTGACTGCAGAGAGCAAGGCCTATGGTTTATGAACAATGGAGTTAAGACCTATATCACCGGCTCCCATTATATGTATCTGCAGTGGTCTAGCATTGACGTTGGGTACCCCGACTTCAGAGAAGCCAATAGAATCTATTGGATATTTTGGGAAGCCTGTCGTGCAGACCCAAGAGCATTTGGTATGATATACCTAAAGATTAGACGCTCAGGATTTTCGTTTATGTCATCCTCGGAGTGTGTCAACATAGGCACGCTTGCACGTGATGCTCGTATTGGTATCCTGTCTAAGACGGGTGCCGATGCTAAGAAGATGTTCACCGACAAGGTTGTACCTATTAATAGTAGGTTGCCTTTCTTTTTTAAGCCTGTAATGGATGGTATGGATAGACCTAAGACCGAGTTGGCCTTTAGGGTTCCTGCATCCAAGATTACCAAGAAGAATATGTATGAGTCTGAGGATACTGAGATTGACGGGCTAGATACCACGATAGATTGGAAGAATACTGAAGACAACTCATACGATGGTGAGAAGCTATTGTTCTTGGCCCATGATGAAAGTGGTAAGTGGACAAAGCCTGTAAACATCAAGGAGAATTGGCGTGTAACCAAGACCTGTCTTCGACTTGGTAGCAAGATTATCGGCAAGTGTATGATGGGTTCAACGTCCAATGCGCTAAGCAAAGGAGGTCAGAACTTCAAGGACATTTATGAAGAGTCAAACGTCAAGGTTAGAAATGCCAATGGGCAAACCAAGAGTGGACTGTATGCCATATTCATTCCTATGGAGTGGAATATGGAAGGGTTCATTGACAGGTATGGACATCCCGTATTCAGAAAGCCTGAGGAGCCTATTGCAGGTGTTGACGGCAATTGGATTAAGAACGGTGCAATTGACTATTGGGAGGCTGAGGTTGATTCATTAAAGAATGACGCTGACGCACTCAATGAGTTTTACCGTCAGTTCCCAAGAACGGAGTCTCATGCATTCCGTGACGAGAGCAAGCAGGCAATATTTAACTTGACCAAAATCTATCATCAGATTGATTACAACGACTCGATGATTAAGGAGCACTACATGACTCGTGGAATGTTCTCTTGGAAGGATGGAATAAAGGACACGCAAGTGATTTGGACTCCTGACCCCCGGGGCAGGTTTAATATAAGTTGGGCCCCTCCTAAGCATTTGCAAAATAATGTACACATCCGTAATGGTATTAGGTACCCCGGCAATGAGCACATTGGCTCATTCGGTTGTGACTCCTATGACATCTCAGCGGTCGTTGGTGGTCGTGGTTCTAATGGAGCCCTCCACGGAATGACCAAGTTTCACATGGATGATGCGCCTGTTAATGAGTTTTTCTTGGAGTACATTGCTCGTCCTCAGACGGCAGAGATATTTTTTGAGGAGGTATTAATGGCGTGCGTATTCTATGGAATGCCTATCTTAGTGGAGAATAACAAACCAAGACTTTTGTATCACATAAAAAATAGAGGGTACAGAGGCTTCTCGATTAACAGGCCTGATAAGCAGTTGGCTAAGTTGACTAAGACTGAGCGTGAGTTGGGAGGTATTCCAAACTCATCAGAGGACGTTAAGCAAGCGCACGCATCAGCAATTGAATCTTACATTGAGAAGTTTGTTGGACTTGATTTAGAGGCGAAGTACAGAGACCCTGAAGAGATGGGAACGATGCCGTTCACTAGAACACTTGAGGATTGGGCGAAGTTTGATATAAACGACAGGACTAGATTTGATGCTTGTATTAGTTCAGGATTGGCGATTATGGCCAATCAAAAGCACCTGTATATCCCTGAGAAAAAAGAATCAAAATTAATTATTAACTTCGCTAAATATAAGAATGAAGGTACAATAAGTCAATTGATTAGATGAAAAATATAACAGTCGAAATAAATGCGGTATCTTTTCCGAGTCAGTTGGCTACTGACGCAGAGAAAGCATCCGATACTTTTGGCCTTCAAGTAGGGCAAGCCATTCAATACGAATGGTTTAGAAAAGATGGCAGCTCTTGTAGATACTACGGCCAATGGCAAGACTTCCGTAGGCTTAGGCTATACGCAAGAGGCGAGCAGCCTATCGGTAAATACAAGAACGAACTAGCCATTGATGGAGACCTATCCTACTTAAACTTGGATTGGACTCCCGTACCTATTCTCCCTAAGTTTATTGACATCGTTGTAAACGGAATGTCTGATAGACTTTTTAAAGTAAAGGCATACGCACAAGATGCAATGTCTCAGTCTAAGAGAAGCAAGTATCAGGACATGGTCGAGTCTCAAATGGTTGCAAAGCCTGTGCTTGAGATTATTCAACAAGAGACAGGAGCGAATCCATTTATGACCGACCCCGACAATCTTCCGGAAACAGATGAAGAGTTGTCATTGTATATGCAGCTTAACTATAAGCCTGCTATTGAGATTGCCGAAGAAGAAGCCATTAACACAATCTTTGAGGAGAATCATTACGATGATACCCGGAAAAGATTGAACTACGATATTGCTACCATTGGTATTGCTATTGCTAAGCACGAGTTTCTTCAGGGAACAGGCGTGCAGGTCTCTTATGTAGACCCTGCCAATGTGGTTTACAGTTACACAGAAGACCCATTCTTTAAGGATTGCTTCTATTGGGGTGAGATTAAAACCATGCCAATTACTGAGTTGATGAAGATTGACCAATCCCTTACTAAAGAGGACTTGCAGCAAATTACTCAGTACAGCCAAGCATGGTACGACTATTACAACGTAGCGCAGTTCTACGAGAACAGTATGTTCTTTAGAGATACCTGCACCTTGCTATACTTCAATTACAAGAGCACTAAGAAAATCGTCTACAAGAAAAAGAAACTTGATGGCGGTGGTTCTCGTGTTATTGAGAAGGACGACACCTTTAATCCTCCTGCTGAAATGATGGAGGAAGGTAATTTTGAAAAGATTGAGAAGACCATTGACGTGTGGTATGATGGTATTATGGTTATGGGTACCAACATTCTTATTCAGTGGAAGCTGTCTGAGAATATGGTGAGACCTAAGTCAGCCTCTCAGCACGCATTACCAAACTATGTTGCTTGCGCTCCACGTATGTACAAGGGAGTTATTGAATCACTATGCAGAAGGATGATACCATTTGCTGACTTGATTCAAATCACTCACTTAAAACTACAGCAGGTTATTGCACGTACTGTGCCTGATGGTGTATTCATTGATGCCGATGGTCTTAATGAGATTGACTTGGGTACCGGTAATGCGTACAATCCTGAGGATGCATTGAGACTATACTTCCAAACGGGTAGTGTTATTGGCCGTAGCTTTACGCAGGACGGTGACTTTAACAATGCTAGAGTTCCAATTACGCAGCTTACGTCTAACTCAGGAGCAGCCAAGACGCAGATGCTTATCACCAATATGAACCACTACATTGATATGATTAGGTCCGTAACCGGGCTTAACGAAGCAAGAGATGGTTCAATGCCTGACCCGAACTCATTGGTTGGGTTACAGAAACTAGCAGCACTAAACTCAAATACAGCAACAAGACATATTCTTGATGCTTCTTTGTATATTTATCGTTCATTGTCTGAAGCATTAACTTACAGGGTGGCAGACATCCTAGAGTATTCTGACTTTAAGGATGAGTTCGCTAACCAAATTGGCAAGTACAACGTCTCTATCTTGAACGAGATTAAGGACTTGTACATTTACGACTTTGGTATCTTTATCGAGGTTTCTCCGGATGAGGAGCAGAAAGCTCAGCTTGAAGCCAACATTCAGATGGCATTGTCTAAAGGCGACATTAATCTTGAGGATGCAATTGACATCAGAGAGATTAAGAACATAAAGCTTGCCAATCAATTGCTCAAGATGAAGCGAGTTAGACTGCAGGAGCGTGAGGAAAAGATGGCTATGCAGAAGCAAGCCATAATTGCTCAGCAGCAAATGCAGGCTCAGCAATTGGCAGCAGAGACCGCTATGCAAAAGATACAGATGGAGACTCAAGCCAAGATGCAGCTAAAGCAAGCCGAGGTAGCGTTTGATATTGAGAAAGCTCAGAATGAAGCAACGCTTAAATCTCAACTAATGAGAGAGGAGTTTGAGTATAACCTTCAGCTTCGTGATATTGAGGTGGGTAGCTTGACGGAAAGAGAAAAAATGAAAGAGGACGCTAAGGCGAAAAGAATTAGTCAACAAAACACCGAGCAATCTAAATTAATTAATCAAAGAAAGAACAATTTACCTCCTTTGAGTTTTGAATCAAATGAGGATAGTTTGGATGGATTTGATTTGGCAGAATTTGAACCTCGTTAAAATGTTGAAAAATTTATCTAAGTTTGTATAAATTAAATCGAATCAAATGGAATTAAAAGTAAGAGCAGTGGACATTATTGAACCTAAGAGTGTTCAAGAAGTTGAAAAGGAATTGCTTGAAAAGCATGATGAGGCTTTAAAGCAAGAGAGTAATTCAGGTCAAGACTCAGGTGCAGGCAGCGAACCCGCTCCCGCAACACCACAAGAGTTGAGAGATGAAGACGTTCTTTCATATATTGGGAAAAGGTACAATAAACAGATTAACTCATTGGATGATTTGGTTGCTGAGCGTAAAGACTCAGAGCCGCTTCCTGATGACGTGTCTGCTTATTTGCAATACAAGAAGGATACAGGCCGTGGATTCGAGGACTTTCTTAGTTTAAAGAAAGACTTTGATGAAATGAATCCTGACCAACTTCTTAAAGAATACCTGACTGCTACGCAGGAGGGTCTCGATAGTGATGACATCGAGGCTTTGATGGATGACTACAGATTTGACGAGGAGTTGGATGATGAGTCAACCGTAAAGAAAGCAAAAATCGCAAAAAAGAAAGTACTTGCTGAAGCCAAGAAATACTTCAATTCTCAGAAAGAGAAATACAAGATGCCCCTTGAGTCAAGGTCGGTGTCTATCTCTGATGAAGAGAAGGAGGTTTACGAAAGCTACAAGCAGTATATTCAAGAGGCAAAGACCATAGAGGAAGAGACCAAGCGTAAGCGTCAATGGTTTGACCAAAAGACGGACGAGGTTTTTAATGGAGAGTTCAAAGGTTTTGAGTTCAATGTTAATGACAAGAAGATTATGTTTGCTCCCGGGGATGCCAATGAGTTGAAGAAAGTCCAAGCGACACCACAGAACTTTATCAATAAGTTCTTGGATGACCAAGGATTAATCAAAGACGCAGCAGGTTATCATAGGTCATTGTCAATAGCAATGCATCCTGAAAAGTTTGCCAAGTTCTTTTATGAACAAGGAATGTCAGACGCAACTGACGATGTTACTCGTAAAATCAAGAACATCAATATGTCAGACCGTAAGACTCCTGAGGTTGGCAAGGCAACAGGTAGCGTGCAGGTGAGGGCGGTAAACCCCGATTCAGGTAGAAACCTGAAAATCCGCAGCATAAAAAAAATGTAAAAACTTAAAACTAAAAAACAATGGCAGGTTCATTATTAAGTAATCCTACCTTTCAACTTCAGCCGAGTGCTGAACAGGTAGCGTTACAAACAAACTACATTACCAACTTCAACTTCTTGAATCAGTATCTACCTGATACTTACGAGAAGGAATTTGAGCGTTATGGTAATCGCACAATCGCTTCTTTCCTTAGAATGGTAGGAGCTGAGATGCCTTCTAACTCTGACCAAATTAAGTGGGCAGAACAAGGCCGTCTTCACATCAAGTACACCAACTGTACTTCTGCAGCAGCATTGGCAGCTAACACTGCTACTTTCACTGTAGCTGATTCAGGTGTAACTTACATCGCAATCCGTGTAGGTCAGACTGTAATGATTCAGAACAACGCTTCAGGTGTGTTCAACAAAGCAATCGTAACTGCTGTACCTTCTGCAACTACTTTCACTGTAGCTTACTATGAGGCAACAGGACAAGCATTCGCAGTTTCTACTCAGTGTACTGTATTCATTTACGGTTCTGAGTTCAAGAAAGGAACCAACGGAATGATTGGCTCATTGGAATCTGAAGATGAAATCTTCTCTAACAACCCTATTATCATCAAAGATAAGTATGCGGTTAACGGTTCTGATATGGCTCAAATCGGTTGGGTTGAGGTTACCACTGAGAACGGTGCTACCGGTTACTTGTGGTATTTGAAATCAGAGCACGAGACTCGTCTTCGTTTTGAAGACTATCTTGAGACTTCAATGATTGAAGCAGTACCTGCTGCTACCGGTTCCGGTGCTAAGACTGCAGGTATGATGGGTTCTGAAGGTATCTTCTACGTTGTTAACAACAGAGGTAACGTATGGGGTGGTGGAACTCCAACTTCTCTTAATGAGTGGGATACTATCGTTTCTCGTCTTGACAAGCAAGGAGCTATCGAAGAAAACGTAATCTTCGTAAATCGTGGTCTAAGCTTTGACATCGACAATATGTTGGCTACATTGAACGGATACACTTCAGGTGGTGTTGCTCAGTCTGCATCATTCGGTTTGTTCGACAACGATGTTGACATGGCGTTGAACCTTGGCTTCACAGGTTTCCGTAGAGGTTATGACTTCTACAAGTCTGATTGGAAGTACTTGAACGACCCAACCATGCGTGGTGGTTTAAACCAAACTGCTGCTACAGCAACCGGTACTATCACAGGTTTGATGGTTCCTGCAGGTTCTACTTCAGTGTATGACCAAATCATGGGTAAGAACGCTAAGCGTCCATTCTTGCACGTACGTTACAGAGCTTCTGAAGCTGAAGACAGACGTTACAAGACTTGGATTACAGGTTCTGCCGGTGGTGCTGCTACTAGCGACCTTGATGCAATGGAGGTAAACTTCCTTTCTGAGCGTTGTGTTTGTACCCTTGGTGCTAACAACTTCGTATTGTTCAGATTTGGATAAAAAATAATTGGAGGGTGTCTTTAAAGACACTCTCCTTTTTTAATTAATTAAATCAAATTAAATTCAATAATAAATGGCAAAGATTAATACCCCTGTAGACAAGGTCTACAAGTTGAAAAATGGAAGCCCACTTTCATATACATTAGCATCAAGAAACCACCCTAGATTTCCTTTAATGTGGTTTGATGAGAAGAACAATGTGAATAGAGCTCTTAGATACGCATCCAATCAGAAGTCTCCTTTCGAGGATGAGCAAGATGGAAACTCTATCATTGAGCCAATTCTTTTTGAGGATGGATTTTTAAGAGTGCCAAAACAAAACCCGGTATTGCAACAGTTCTTGCACTACCATCCTTTGAATGGAATTATCTTCTCAGAGGTTGACAAAGAAAAAGAAGCGGCTGATGAAGTTGCTGATTTGAACTTGGAGGTTGAGGCATTAGTAGAAGCTCGTCAATTAAGTATCGACCAAATTGAAACTCTTACAAGAGTAATGTTTGGCAAAGACCCATCAACTGTGTCAACTGCTGAATTGAAGCGTGACATTTTGGTGTTTGCTAAGACAGACCCTAAAGAGTTCTTGAACATATTGAATGACCCCGAACTAAAATATCAAGCTAAGATTCGTTTGTTCTTTGAGAACAAGCTGTTAATCTTGAGAAATGGAGACAAAGAGGTGTGGTACAATACCCCAACCAATAAGAAGAAAATGCTATCGGTTCCTTATGGCGAAGACCCATACGAAATGGTTGCACACTTCTTACAATCAGACGAAGGTATTGACTCATTAAAGATGTTAGAAGCCGTTTTAGCATAGATTGATAGATAGATTGAGTAGAAAGGGGGGCATCTTGTGCCCTCTTTTTTTTTATGTATATTTGTAAAAAAGGAAATAATGATAAACTCAGTTAGAAATACCGTATTATCTGTTCTAAATAAGAACAACTACGGGTACATATCTCCCTCTGATTTCAACTTGTTTGCTACGCAAGCACAGCTTGAGGTGTTCGAGGAATACTTTTCTGAGTACAATAAGACCATTAACATGGAGAATGCTCGTCAGTCAGGCACTGAATATGCTGACTTACGAAAACCAATTGAGGAGGCAATGGAAGTATTTGCTTTGACCTCTACATTGACTCAGTTTGCTCCCGCTACAAACAGGTTCTTATTACCATCGGTAAGCACGACAGGTTTTGACTATTTTATGATTAACAAGATTCTTTGTTATGACGCTTCAGTTAGCCCAAGAGTACTCAAGGGTGAGGCAGAGAAGGTGCCGCATACAAGAATAACTTTACTGAATAATTCAAACCTTACTGCTCCTACAGAGATGTATCCTGCTTATACGCAGGAGGGCAATGTGCTTACTGTATATCCCTCTACATTTAACTTGGCAAATGAGGTTGAGGCCAACTACTTTAGATACCCTAAGGTACCAAAGTGGACTTACGTAACTCTTGCTAATGGCGAGCCTATCTTTAATCAGTCTCAAGCAGACTATCAAGACTTTGAGGTGCCGGCAGAAGATGAGTACAAGTTGGTCACAAAGATTCTTCAGTATTGCGGGGTGTCAATTCGTGAAACAGAGGTTACTCAATTTGCTATGGCTCAAGAGCAGATGGAAAAAACTCAATAAAAAATATAGGTTATGTCATATATATCGCAGTATCAGTATTATGAGAATGGGGGAGTCAACCCTCAGGATGCCAATTGGGGCTCGTATCAGTACGTTAGTTTGGAAGATGTTGTAAACAATTTCTTGTTGATGTATGCGGGCAACCATTCATTGGTTAATAATGAGGAACGATATAAGATTTTGTTTCACGCAAAGCGTGCCATTCAAGAATTGAACTACGATGCGTTCAAAGAAATCAAAGTATTGGAGCTTATGGTTCCTGATACATTGAGATTTATTCTTCCTTCTGACTATGTCAATTGGGTTCGTATTTCACTATACAAAGATGGATGGCTTCGTCCATTGTCTGAAAACATTCAGACGCTTTCTGCTAAGGCATATTTGCAAGACCAACAAGGAAAAATATTGTTCGACCAAAACGGCAATGCTCTTTCTCCTGAGTTTTCAGATATTGACTTTGACAGATTAACCCATATCAAGAAAAGTATCTACCTTAATCAAGATAATCAATTCGATGGTAATGAGGGATGGAACTACGATGGGATGTGGTATTTTGAAGGCAACATTGGTGCGGCTTATGGCTTAGATACTGAGACTGCCAACTTCAATCCTACGTTTAATGTAGACCGAAAGGCAGGTGTAATTAACTTTGATTCACCGATGACCGGTCAGCAGTGTATTCTTGAGTACGTATCAGATGGTATGGAGCAAGGAGACAATTCAAAAATTACTGTAAACAAGTTATTTGAGAAGTACATTTATGCTTACATTCAGTATGAAATTCTGAACAGCAAGTTAGGTGTGCAAGAATATATTGTCGCTCGTGCTCGTAAAGAAAAATCTGCGCTATTAAGAAACGCAAAGATTAGAATAAGCAACATTCATCCCGGAAGACTCTTGATGAACTTGAGAGGATTGGACAAGCAAATTAAATAAGATGACAAAACTTACAAGAAACTTCGTAGCGGGCAGGATGAACAAGGTCGTTGATGAACGACTGCTTCCTGAAGGAGAGTACATTGACGCTATGAATGTAAGAATGGGTTCTACCGAGAACTCAGAGGTTGGGGTTATTGAGAATACAAAGGGCAATTTGCCCCTTACTAATTTAACGTACACTAACGGAACTTTGCTTAGTACCAATGCAAAATGTATTGGAGCTATCGAAGATAGTGCCAATGAGGCTATATATTGGTTTGTTCACGACCCTACCTTTAGTGTAGGTGCGACAGGCAAACTTGATATGATTGTGTCTTTTAATGTAAGCACAGGCATATTGACCTACCACGTTATTTCAATTAACGATGGGAGCAATGTGAATACCACATTGAATTTTAATCCAAGCTACCTTATTACGGGAGTAGACTTGTTGGACAACAAGTTGTTGTTTTTTACAGACGACTATAATGCCCCAAGGGTTATTGATATTACTACCAATTACCCTAATCCTGTTGCAAACATTGACGCTGTATCTGCAGAGTCATTGCTAGTTATAAAGAAGCCTCCTGTGCAGTCACCGGGCGTTCAACCTATTATAACCAATGGGCAAGAAAATTATTTAGATACACGATTTATTTGTTTTGCATACAGGTATAAGTACGCAAACGGAGAGTACAGTGCCACATCTCAGTGGTCTGCTCCTGCGTTTGTGCCAAGACCTTTTAGCTTTAGCATTGAGAGTTACCTAAATGAAGGTATGACCAACTTCTGTAACTCAGCCATCATCACCTATAACTCAGGTGGCCCGCTTGTTGTGGGCATTGACCTGTTATTTAAAAAGGCTGATGGAAATATCATTAGAGTTATTGAGAAGCTTGATAAGGCTATTTTAGGTATCCCTAATAATACCAATCAGCAATACACTTTTACCAATAGCAAAATCTTTACAGTACTATCAGAGGCTGAGCTTCTTAGATTGTACGACAATGTACCAAGATTTGCTAAAGCCCAAACTATTATGGGCAACAGATTGATGTATGGTAACTATGTAGAGGGCTATGATTTGGTTGACTCTACGGGAGCACCTGTTAAGTTTGAGTACACTACTCAGTTGGTGTCCCTACCGATAGGTGTAACTAACATTGACGATGGTCTTCAGTCAGGTAACTATACCATTAATGGTAGCGTTAACGTAGCCAACTCAGTTGTAACAATTGATTTGGCAGGTCAAAGTTTGGTTGCAGGTTCAGCCATAAACCTAGACCTTGTAATAGCACACGCTCAGTTTACAGGGCAATCACCATTTCCTACTGAGACTACTGACGATGTAAGATTAAACTTTGCGTTTTTCTTATCGACTAACTATACTTCTGTTTACCAATTAGCAACGAGCATTGAGTTTCAAAACGCTATTGGTACCGCTGCAAATATTCAACCTATTGCTAACGCTTGTAATGGTACAACCTTTACTGATGCGTTCAACTGTGCTATCCCTCAGAACCTAAATACGCTTATCAAAAGTGGTAGTGGTATTAGTGCGGTTGGGCAGCCGTTTGGTATTGTAACAAGCCCTGCTAGTAGTGTAATTGGACTTCAGTTGCCCGCTATGCGCTATGTCAATAACTTGACTACTCCGACACAAACTGTCTTTGAGTACTATGACGTGTCATTGGCAGAGGCTACATTCCAAGAGATAGCAAACACGCAAAGCTTGCACAGCAATAGAGACTATGAGATTGGTATTGTTTACATGGATGATTATAACAGGGCTACAACTGCCTTGGTTAGTCCAAACAATACTGAGCATATCCCTTGCGGTTTATCTGCTAGTAAGAACTCTCTTCAAGTTACAATACCTGCAACACAAAAGCCACCGGCTTGGGCTAAGAGATACAAGTTTGTAATAAAGCCCGACCAAGAGAACTATGAGACAATCTATTGTAGCATTTTCTTTGAAGACCCTGAGACCAACAATGCTTACTTCTTGCTTGAGGGCGAGAATGCACGTAAGGTTGAGCCGGGAGATAGACTCATTGTAAAGGCCGATTCAAGTGGGCCAACTACAACTTGTGTTTATGCTACCATCCTTGAGAAGTCAGCACAGGCTTCAGGTTTTATTGAAATACCAAGTGAGTTAGACCCTGATGTCCTTATCCCTGTACCTGCGGGAGTGTATGCAAAGATTAATCCAAACAGCTTTAACATTGTTCAGGATGAGTTGGCAATTATAGCACCGGGCAAGATTACGGTTACCTCACCAAGAGGCGGTACCTACCCTAAGTTGTACTATCCAATGAACCGATTTGATACGGCTACTTCTGCGTGGGTTGATTACGATGTACCTGCAGGTAGTCGAATTGTATTAAGCATTAAGCAGAGCAGGGGTGGTGTAGGAGATGCTTGTGAGGAGAGAAGAAACTTCTTGGAGAAAACATTAATATCAAGCAATGCATACGACAATATGTATGATTGGTTTGTTGGTGAAAATGTAGAGCAGTTTCTAAATGATGGGTCAAGATTTGCAGGAGCAGGCGCTTGTATCCCGGATAACGAGTTTGTTCCGGGCATTACTAACATTGTAGGCAATCTTCCTACTGACCTATGTGTTAACTACTATAGGTTTTATAGAAATAGTTCTACCAATCAATTGCAGTTGATGGTTACGGGCACATTGCCTTGTACAGGTATTGGGTACCCTAACTCTCGTGCATCAGTGGTTGAGGTAAACATTACCGTATTCCGTTCTGACAAGACCATTATATTTGAGACAGAGCCTTCTGACGCTTTGCCTGACGTATTCTTTGAGAATGAGATGTCATTTGCAATTGTGAATGGAAACCATCAAGGAAACATTCAGAATCAAAACGTATCCACAGGCACACCTGCTATTATTGACACCAAGTTCTTTAACTGCTTTGCATTCGGTAACGGAGCAGAGAGTTACAAAATTCGTGACTCAATTGTAGGCGCATCGTTTAATCTTGGTAACAGGGTAACAAGCGTATCTGCTCAAGATTACAAAGAGGCTGATAGATTCGCTGACATTACTTACAGTGGTATTTATAGCGCAGAATCAAACGTCAATAAACTCAACGAGTTTAATTTAGGCTTGCTTAACTATAAGGTTTGTGAGCCATCCTTTGGGGATATTAACTTAATGGATGGAAGACAGACTGATATTTTAGTTCTTCAAGAAGATAAAATCTCTTACGTACTTTCAAGCAAGAATCTTATTTCAGACTCTACAGGTGGAGGCGTTATTGCCTCTGTGCCTGAGGTGTTGGGTAATCAGATTGCTAGGGTTGAGAAGTATGGCATCAGTTTTAATCCTGAGAGTTATGTACAGTGGGGATACGACAGGTTCTTTACTGACGTGAAGCGTGGAGCTGTACTTCAACTTAGAGGCGACTCAGCAGGCAGCGACCAATTGATTGTTATTTCTGAATCAGGTATGAGAACTTGGTTTAGAGATACGTTTAACGCTTCGTACGATACTCAGAAGCTTGGTGGCTTTGACCCTTACATGAATGAGTACGTTTTATCAAGCAACGAAAGAGAGTTACCTCTCAATCCTGAGTGTTTGAATTGCGGAATCTCTCAGACGTTTAATCTGTCTACCGTTGGTGAAGAAGAAGGCTCAGTTGAGTATTGCGTTGACTTGGGTCCAAACGTAGGTTCTACTAATGTGGTGTACACTGTTAACGCTATTAGCGCAGGAGCATCATTTGAGATAGAGGTTGAGTATGACGGAAACACTGTAACCACAGGTGAGGTGAGTGCAAGTGGTGTATTGACTTTTAACAAGGATAATGTATCAGTAGAAACTTCAAACATTACTATCACCTATACGGGAGATATTACATTGACCGTGCTTGCTGAATGTTGTGGCGCTATTCCTCTTACTATCGTTCAAGTAGTAGTGACGAATGATTTTGATAGTGGCGATACCATCCATACTGAGTACAGATTTGTGGATGGCACATACACGTCTCCTTTGCAGTCTGCTCTTACAATATTCTCTTCAGGCACTAATAACCCACTCGTGTCAAGATATGGTGTTACAGTGGGCCCTATAGGCGCAGGAGCATTCCCGCCTGCAGGTAGTACGCTGAGAATGATTGCAAACAAGCTATCGACTGATACGTTTGTATTTAATCCTGCAACAGACAAGTTTAAATATTATACTTCAGACACGTTGTATGCAAACAATAGTGGAGCAATTTCTACCTTGTTAGGGTTGGCAACAACTGCTACTCCTAATCAGGGAACAGCGGGTAATAACTACGCTGAATTTACGGTTCCTGCTTTACAAGATTACTTATATTTGATTTGGGATTTTAGAGCCTCCACTTCTGTTACGCTTTGCTACTCAGATGAGAGTACTGTTGATGCGTGCTGCGGATGTGAGGTAACTTAAAAAATAAAAACAATGGCGACAAGTTCATCATACTATTTAAACGCACCTTCTCTTGGGTCTGCTACTGCAGTGTTTACGAACGCAGCATTGTCTGTATGTGCTGCTGACGGCTTTTACTCGGATGGTGTAATAGTAAGAGAGCAAGTAGGATGCGTATTATTACCTCAGCAAACGTGTCCGGCTTGTGCTACACCTTGCGGAACAACTATTAATGCGAGTGGTGGTCAAGGAATTTATTTGCTTGATTTGGAAACGGGCACAACCGTATCGGATATAGGTGCTGTTATCATTAGATTTAATCCACAAGGAGTACCTGATGGTATCAGAGCTACTCTTGGTGCTAACGTCTATAATAAATTAACCTCACCGGTAGATGGGCTCCATCAATCATCAAATGCAGGAGCGCTTACTTTTGTTGGGCAAACTTCTGCTGACTGTGGAATATCAGGAACTACTTACCCTACTTTGGCAGAGTTTGAGTATAATGGTACAGCCTTCGTTGCTACAGGGGACACACAGAGTGTTACTGTTGCAGCAGGAGACGTCTCGCTAGGGGCTTCAGCACCGGGCAATACGATGATGGTTATTCCTAAGCTTACACCATCCCCATCAATTATAAACTTTGAGGTGGTTGGTCCTTGTTCAGGTACAGCGTGGTCTATGTCAGTTGCTTGTCCTGTATTGCTTACAGGATTTAGCTCAAGCGTTATGGCGGCCACATCAAATGCGGCTTGCTTATTGGCTGAGACTACAACATATTACAATGCATCATTGGCTAATACTCCGGGCACTGTAGGCTTGTATGATTTTGTTTTTGCGGATGCTTATGGAAATACTCCATTGGCTGCAGGATTCTATTACGCAGCAGGTTCTATTACCGGTAGTAATGAGTGGTTCCAAGTAAACGCAAGCGGTGTTGTTATTGTATTAGGAGTTTGTGCCGCACCTGTTTCTTATAATTGTGTGAGTGGAACTTGCGTAAACCCGGGTGACGGTACAGGAACTTATGCTACATTGGGAGAATGTGAGGCAGCTTGTAGTTCTCCTAGCGTGATTGGTGTTTTTGGATACATGGAGCCTTGCATTGGCGGTACTATTGACGACTATATGGGGGCTTCAGTCTCCCTTGATGAGGCTGTAGACGTTATTACTACCTTTGGGGTAGACGTGTTTTATGTAACAGGAGGAGGGACTTGTGGAGGCACTACATCAACTCAGTCTTTTACGATAGAGATAAATGAGGGAGAAACCTCATCTGCATTTAACGCTTGTTTGTTCGGTGCTTATTTCTCATCGGGAGCAACAATATGTGGGGCTTGTATAACAAGCTGCGATAATCCAAATGTAGATTTAGGCGCATCTGAGTGCGTTTATTAAAATAAAAAACTATGGCAAATTACACGCTAACATTTAGTGATATGGCTCAGGGATGGGTATCGTTCTATTCCTACTATCCTGACTATATGATTGGGATGAACAACTTCTTCTATTCATTCAAGGGAGGCAATATCTATCGTCATAACACAAACGAGAACAGAAACACGTTCTATGGTCCTTGGTTTGTTAGGATAGGAAATCCTGCGGGGGCTTTTACCAATACCACTTTACAGAGTGTGTTTAATACCGGTGCCCTTGAAAGCAAACTTTTTAAAACCATTAGCCTAGAGGGTGATGCCAAGTGGGCAGCACAATTGACTACTGACCTTCAGTTCTCAGGGTTTATCGAGGCCAATTGGTTTGAGAAAAAAGAAGCGTCATTCTTTGCGTTTATTAGGAACAACAAGGTGGGTGAGCTTGCACTACGAAGTGTGAATGGTATAGGACAAAGCAATGTTGTGACCGGTGGCAACGTAGTAAACTTTGCTCCGACAGTTGAAATCGGCAGCATCATTAGTATTGGCGACTTGCTGTACTTTGCATTGCCGCCATACACTGCACCTGTGCTTGCGGGTAGAGTTACTGCTATTACAGTGAATCTTCCTGCGGGAATAAACCGATTAACAATTGACACTACAATACCGGGCACTACTCCGATACCAATTCAAAATGCATTTTTCTTGTACATCAAGGACTCTGTTGCTGAATCTCATGGAGTATTAGGTCATTATTGCACATTCAATATACAGAACACTTCAAACAGTAAGATTGAGTTGTTTGCAGTTCAGTCTGAGGTGATGAAAAGTTACCCTTAAATTTAATATCTTTGTTAGAGTATGGGACTATATATACGAGAACTGCAGGACACGGACTACGAGAATATTCTTGTTGGTTGGTGGCAGCAGTGGGGATGGGAGCCTCCACAAAAAGACTTCCTTCCTAATGATGGCAAAGGTGGTATCATAGTCTATGACGATGAGACCCCGGTGTGCGCAGGATATATGTACCTTACTAATTCTAAAGTGGCTTGGGTTGATTGGATAATATCGAACAAGGAATACACAAAAAAGCCACAAAGAAAAGACGCCATTAAGTTATTGGTGTCAGCGTTGACTGAGATATGCAAAAACACAGGAAGTAAGTATGTCTACGCTTTGATAAAAAACCAAAGCCTTATAGGAACCTATGAGGAACTTGGATACCTTAAAGGTGATTCATACACAAGTGAAATGATAAAAGCATTATAATATGGCAGTTACAACAGCAGCAGTAGTAGGAATAGCGGCAACAGCCGCAACTACCGGTATGTCATTTGCCCAAGCAGGCAAACAAAAGAAAGCTATGCGTCAAGCAGAGCGAGATGCCGATGAGGCTATGCAGGCGGCAAGAAAAAAATTAGAGGTCAATGTGTTTGACCAACTATCTATTCAGAAAGAACCATTTGAATTGGAGCGAGAAGCTCTACTCTCTCAGGGAGCTCAGGCTATTCAAGCCGGAGTCGAAAGTGAGAGAGGCGCTGCAGCTACTGCAGGTCGTGTTCAGATGGCACAGCAAGAAGGACAAGGAGCCGTTAGAACCGCAATGGGTCAGGAGTTGCAAGGTCTTGAAAGATTGAGTGCACAAGAAGAAGGAAGGCTAAGAGACATTGGCGTTCAGCTAGACCTTGAAGAAGTTGCCGGGGCACAACTTGCTGCTGCAAATGCGCAAGAGTTACAAGCTCAAGCAATGCAACAGGGTATGGAAGGGGTAGTAAGTCTTGCAGGTCAGGTCGCTTCTACAGCTCCTTTATTTCAAAGAAATCGTGCTGCTGAAAAAGCAGCCATTGGTCAAATGAGTTTTACTACTGAGGATTTTCAAAAGTTTGGCAATGTTGCTGAAAAAGGGGGTTTAGGAGCTCCGGGGACTGATGGGTTTACAAATTTAGACTTTAGTGCTGTAAGCGGAATGAGTAATCAACAGTACAACAAGTTTTTGAAAGCGCTTACACCTCAGCAAAGAATGATGTTGTTTACTAACCCACAATTTGCAAAAGCTTCTGAGTTAATAAATCCTACAGCTGCACGCCTTATTAGATAATTGGTAAATAATATAAAAGTTTAATTGATGGCAACATACTATAAATATGCAGAGCGGAGCGCTGAGTCTCAGATAAATTGGGCTGAGATAGGCAAGAACATGACGGATATGCTTCAGAACGAAGTGGCTATCCGTGAAGAAAAAAAAGCCGCTATAGATGCTGCATCAAGAGAGTTTGGTGAGAAGCTTGCTAACCCTCCTCAGGGAGAGCATAAGTCAGCAAACCAATGGGCATTGGAATATGGAGACAATGCTTCTCAGTATATGTTGATGCAGGATAGACTTTTGAAGCAAGGTTTATTGAAACCTAAAGACTATATGGTTACTCGTCAAAATTTAATGGACGGAACCAAGCAAGCGTTTAATTTGACTAAAGAGTTTCAAGAAACTTTTAAAATGAAAATGGACCGTTATAAAAAAGGTGAGTCTCAAGACTTAGAACTTTTTCTTAACGCTCAGGCTGAAAAATTTGGAGACTTCACAAAGTCTCAGCTATACATCAACCCTACTGATGGCTCCGTTAACGTGGCTATGAAAGAAAAGAAAGTGATTGATGGCAAAGAGGTTTTTGTAATGAACCAAAACCCAAACGAGTTTACTACCATCAGTTCATTGAGGAATACTATTGCCGGTACCTACGATAAGTTTGATACCAATGCTGTATCAACTGCGTTCGCTGAATCTTTAGGTAAAGAAGAAACGGCAAGCATTGTATTTGGTACGCTATCACAAGGTGGTGCTATTACAACCGTTGAAGATATTACAAGCAGAACAGACTTGGATGCTGATGGCAAAACTGTCATGTTCAAATTTATTGATGCGGAGAATCAAATGATTACTGCCGCTCTTGAGAATCCATACAACAGATTGTCTGTTCTTACTAATACAAAGAAGTTCGCTCCTAATGGGAAGCAGTACACATTTACTTACGATGAGGCTGATGCAAAAGCAAATCCTGAGAAGGTATTATTGAAGGTTGATTCTACTACAGGTCAGCCTACTCCTCAGTTTAGTGATGAGCAAATGAAAGTGTCTAACGAAGCCATGCGTATAGAAGTTCGTTCTAAGTATGACTATAAGAAAGGCATTGACGCAACAGCACAAGCACAGCTACAGGAAAGAAGACCTAGAACTGAAGGTGAAATGGGAAGAGCTGATAAATTAAAAGATGCTGAAAACTTTGGTAAGAATTTAGGTATGGCATTAAAGTCTCAAAACGCAGAAGAGCGTGGCAATGCGGTTAAATACTTGGGCCAAAAGGCAGGTCGACAGGTTATTATAAAAGATGGTAAGTTTGTTGTTAAAGACCTAGACGGGAAAGGGGAATCTTCTTATAACTTAAATGCTGACCCTGATAAATTAGCAAGTAGTTTAGTTAGTGCATTTGGAGTAGACCTTCCTGAAGATACTATTCTTAAATTTGCTAAATCAACATTGAAAGGAAATAAAACCAATACTCTTGGAGAAGCAAGCGCAATTAACGTGCAACCTCCTGCTCCTGAAAAAATAACCATACCTTTAGGGGGGATAACTCAACCTTCTCAAAAGGCGATTAAACTTCTTCAAGGAGCATTAGGCCCTAATTTTATTGTTAAAGAGGTAGGTCTTAATCCTTTTGGAAATGACATTGAAATCACGACAAAAGATGGCAAACAGACATATCCATTTACTTCAGGTAAGTCAGAAGCTGCTGCAGGTGCAATTCAAAAAGACCTTCAGGATTGGGTACAAAAGTATGGAGGACCTAAAGAGTTATAATACTTATAAAAAACAAAAATGAACGAGTTAGAGAAATTGTATAACGTATTGTTTCGTGAAGGAAAGACATCAAAGTCATTCCAAGAATTTCAAACTCAATACGCTAATGATAATGCGTATAGAGAGAAGGTTTATGAAGTTGTTCTTAGAGATGGATTTACCGATAAAGACAAAGAAACTTTCTTCTCAGTGTACAAACCATCGTCTAGTGTTCAGTCACCTGCTGCTCAGTTGCCTGTTGCTGAGGAAATAAAAAAAAAAGAAAGTACTACGGCATTACCATCGGCAGATGGTGGATTGGCGCAACAAGGGCCTAAAAACCGTGCTCCATTATTTAAGCCTGAAGGATTTGATAAACAAATGCCTACTGCTGCAGACGCAACCTTCGTCAAGAAACCTAAGTTAGATTTAGTAGAAAAGAAAGTAGCAACAGCTGTAGATGATAGAGCTCTTGAGGTAGAAAAAAGAAAAGCCGAAGACCTATTTGATAAGCAGACTGTAAAGCCACGAGTAGACCAAAGCGTTTACTTGAAAGAAAGGCTTTCTAATATCAACAAGAACCTTATTAACAGGGAGGAAGAATACGTTGTCCCTGAAATGCAGTATCAATTCGGAGACTTAGGATTTAAGTTTGAAGAGACAGGTGCGACCGGTGACTTTATGAAAGTGGTTGCCCCTAATGGTAAAACAATAGAAGTGTCTTTAGATAACTTCCTTGACTCATCATCTGAAGCAGAGGCAAACAAGCTACAAAGTTTTATCAAAAACAATACTCCTCAAAAGGGATTGTTTGTGCTTGAAAAAACAATGAGAGAACAGGACAAAAAGTTCAACTCTCAAAAGCAAGTCGATGATGAGATTAAAAAAATCAACGCAGATGTAACTGCTTTGAATCAAAAGCAGAAGAACTTTTTATTAAAGAAGACTGCATACGAAAACGAGATAGCAGAGTTAGAAAAGACACCTGCTTCACAAAGGAATACCGAGCAATTTAATGCCAAGCTAAATCAGTTAGAGCAGCGAAGAGCTGCAATGACCGAAGAGGTTCAGTCTATTCTTGGTGAAGAGGAAGCAATAAAAAATAAAGGCAAGGCACTAGATACTTCTGTAGGTAAGTACACTATCGCAAAATCAAAGCAAGGGACTTGGGGTGGAGGTATATGGGATTCGTTTCTTGGTGGTATTGGCAAGATGGCATCTGCCGCTGCGAGCACCACTATTGATATAATGACAGAGATAGCCCCTGCAGGTTTCGGAATGAGTCCTCAGGATGTTAAAAATGTAACCATTGAAAAGGCTGCTAAGATTGGCGTTGCTCCTCCTACAGCAAATCAAAATATTGAAGATTGGAAAAAGACATTGACCCCTCAGCAATTGAATGATTGGGAGGATGAGATGGATGATTACATAAAAAAATCTTTGAAGAAGGAGGTTCTACCTTCTACTCGTGTTGGTTTAAAAACATTGGCAGGAGACCCTGATACCACGCTTGAATGGGAGAACCTAAAGAAGCAGGGATTTTGGGGTGGTGCTTTTCTAGGATTAGCAGAATCACTTCCTGCCATGATAGGCGGCTCCGGTCCTGCAGGATGGGCTCAGAGAACAGCACAGATGTATGGTCAAGTGTCAGATGGATTGGCTCAAGAGATGGAGAACGACCCTGAGTTTGCAGACATATCAGAGAATGAAAAGTTAGCAATCACTTTACCAATTGGTATTACCTCTGCTGTGTTAGAAGCTTACGGTTTAAAAAATGTGTTAGCAAGCACCGGTATAATCAACAAAATTACAATGTCCGCTTTAGGTAAAGCGGGGAGAGGTGTTGGTGCAAAGTCATTTAGAGAGCTAGTAGAGAACGAGGTTCAGAGTAGATTACTAAAAGGAACATTGATTTTAGGGGCAGCAGGTCTTGCTGAAGGTGAGACAGGTGCGCTTCAAGAAGTTTCTGAAACCACATTCAAAGCAATCTACAATGAAATTAAGGGGAAGGATATGTTTGAAACCCCTGAATCAGCGTTGGATTTTGTAGAGAATGTTGTTGTGGCAGGAGCGCAAGAAGCCGTTGGTGGATTCGTGTTGGGAGTGCCGTCTTCTGTAAGTGCCGCTTATAGTGAGAAAGGATTTCTCAAAATGGACGATAATGTCTTCAGGACATTTGAGCTCATGGCTAATGATGAGACACTGCAAAGTGCTTATATAGCCAAGCTGAAAGAGAAGATTGCGAATGGCGAAATAACCGTAGAAGAAGGTAAGAATAAGTTAAATGACTATCGTAATTCAGTTGGCTTATTCAGACAACTACCTGATGGCTTAACCACTCAGCAGAAGAAAGAGGCGATGAATCTTTTGAAAGAGAAAAGAGATTTAGAGCAGTACGTAAACGGTAAAGATGCTTCTTTAGTTAGCCGTCAGAAGAATAGAATCAATGCTATCAATGAAGAGCTTACAAAAATATCTGAGCAAGATGGTGGGCAGGTTCAATCAGAGACAACTCCTGAGGCTACAAAAAGAAGAGAAAGAATTGTAGAGTTACTCAAGGTGCTCGAAGATGACAATACTGCCATCGAATACGATACCTCAAATAAATTGCCTTTAGAAGAAAGGAACAAAGTAATTGAAGAAATAAAAACCCTTAAAGCAGAAGAAGATGCCGTTCAAAAGCAAGCAACAAGTCAAGTACCTGTACAGTCAGGAGCCGGAGTTAGCCAAGAAGTGGCGCAAGGAGAACCCCAAGCAGAACCTCAAGTCGCTACCCAAGAAGGTGTCCAAGAAGAAGTAGTGTCTTCAAAGACACGGGTCAACATTGCCCCGTTCTTTAATACAAAAGTTGAGACAGTACAAGAGGCTGAGCAATTAAGACAGGCTCCTGAATACAAGGCGTATAAGGAGACCTTGGTTAAACTTGCTGAGCAACTTGGTATCCCGGGTATAATTATTGACGATGTTATCGGTGGTTACAAGAATGAGTCGGGTGAAGAGATTGTAGAAATTTCAAATCAGATTACGTTTGAGAATGCTACCTTAGACCAAGTCGAAGAATATGCGGCTATGATAGCTGCCCTTGCTCCTGAGGTTCAAGAGGCTTCTATTGCCGCTCAGTATGTAAACGAAGGTGATGCCACGCACAATGCAAACGAGTACCGATTTAAAGTAAACAACATTGACAATGCAATAAAAGCATTGAAGGGGGCAGGTATAACTGACTTTAGCATAAACGAAAACGATAGCACTGTAACATTTACTGATGTTTTTGACTTCGCAGATGCTCAACTTCAAGATAAAATCGGTAAGTTTGCAGAGTTATTAGACGAAAATAATACAACTTATGAACAACAGCAATTTAGACCAACCGAATCAAGGTATGTCGACAAGGGAAAGAGGAAAGAAATTATTAGAAGAGTTAAGAGCGATGGGGCCCGACCTGAGTCTCGTGGGCAAGGTTTCAATGAGGCCGTTGAGCAGGCAATCCAACGTGACGCAGCCTTCCAAGGAACAACCTATGAAGAATACTCAGGAGCCAAACCAAAAGGCCCTGCAGCAGGAAACAGACTCTTCAATGAGCCAATCAAGGCAGTTGCGGAAATTGCGAATAGATATTATCAACGAGCGTTCGGAACTAAGAGACCTGATTTCAAAGGGACAAGACAGCTCGACAAAGCAAGAGCCAAAAGGATAAGCGATGCCTTTGATGCAATGAAGCATTCGCCAAACGACCCTCAGGTTCGTGCGGCATACAATGCTTTGGCTAAAGAAACCATTGCTCAATACCAAGCATTTTTAGATGCAGGCTATGTTGTTGAGATAAACAATCAAGAGCCTTATGCAAATTCTCAAGAGATGATTGATGACTTGAGAAACAACAAGCGTATCAAAATATTCTCTACAGAGTCAGGATTCGGAGATACTCCAATCACTGCTAAGCAAAGAAAAGAAAACCCACTTCTAGCTAAGACTAAGTTTACTGATGTGAACGGGCAGCCTATGCTCGTTAATGACTTGTTCCGTGCGGTTCACGACTTCTTTGGACACGCTGAGTTAGGCAACTCATTTGGTCCACTAGGAGAAGAGAATGCTTGGAACGTGCACGCACGTATGTATTCTCCGTTGGCAAGAAGAGCAATGACCACTGAGACACGTGGTCAAAACTCATACGTAAACTTCTCAGGAATTAACGAAGAGGCTGACAAGATAAGAGAGCAATCAAGAAAACTTCGTGAAGAAGGTAAGCTTGAGGAGGCTCTAAAATTAACAGATGAGATTTACGAGAAGACTTCTTTCGCAGACCAAAAGGTAGGATTACTACCTGAAGAGTTCTCTCAGATAGATGAAGAGGTTGTTGCTGAACCTGTGGCAGAACCGGTGGTAGAAGAAGAGGTAACAGAAGAGTTTGTTCCTATATCATACGGAGACATTACCGGGGCTGCATTTACCAAGGAAAATGCAATTGACTACGAGGAGGATACTAGAGAAGATACTAACGGAAGACAGTACACTTATTTATCATCAATAACCATGGAGGTTGTGGATGGTAATGGGGAAACTGTTGGCACAATCACCAAGCTATCTGATGGAGAGGGATTACTTTCATTCACAGCAGAAGACTTAAATGGTCGTACTGTTTTAAAAGGAAAGGAGTTCCCTACACTAAGAGATGCTAAAGTTGCTCTTGCTGAAGTCACCAATAAGATTCGTCAGAAAGAATTTGATAAGCAGCAGAAGGCTGTTACCAAAGAAAGAGAAGCAGCTAAGTCTAAAGCTGACAAGGCTAAGGCTCGTGAGAAGGCTAAGCAAAAAGCAAAGGAGCCACAGGTTGAAGAGGAAGTAGTTGAGGAAGTACAAGGCAAGATGGACGAACTTCTTGAGCTTGACCCTAAGCAAAAAGGCACCGGTCAAAAGATTCTCGATGGTCTTGACAGCATGATTAAAGACATTGAGAAGTTCGAGAAAGGAACTCTTGGTGTCAACATTGCTCTTCCAATAATGAAGGGTATCCTTCAAACTATTAGAGCCTTGGTTCAAGCCGGGATGACTTTGCAAGAAGCCATAAAGAAAGCAGCGAAGGACAGCGGTACAACCGTTAAGCAGGTTGTAAATGGTATCAATGCCATTGGACAGATTGCTCCTATACAAGAAGCATACGATGCGCTGATGGCTAAAGCGGATGCATTAATCGCCCGTCAGAAGTCAAGGGGTATTGCTGACAAGAAGATTGTGTCCAACTTGGATACAATGATTCGTAACTCAGATGTCTACAAGAATGCCACTGATGCACAGCGTAAGATTATGGAGCGTGAGGCACGAGTGAAGATGGGTGTCGGTCCACGTAAGGCCGCATCAATCGGACGTGTTATTGGTGTTCTGAAAGACATTACAAACGTATCAAGACAAGAGAAGCTACAAATCATATCAAGGATTCGTGAGCTGTCAAGAGATGTAGCAAAGGATTTGGCTCAGGAGATTAAAGACCTAGCTAAAGAAGGCAAGATTACTGCTGTTCAAGCGGCTAATGTTATTGCTAGATTTGGTAATGTCAATCTATTAAATGAGATGTCTGTGTCCAATTTTGTGGACTACATGGCTAAGGTTTTTGCTGATGCTGATTACGATAATAAAATTAAGGGGGCTAGAAGTAAGATTGCAAAAGCAAGAAATAACATAGCCACTAAGATTGGTATCGCTGATGGGCTAATGCTTCCATTACAGAAACTATTTTCAATTAACCCTGAGCTTATACCGGACGCACAACTTGAGCGCTACCTAGAGCTTCTTAAAATGTTTTCTGCAAGTGACGCTGTTCTCACGCTTGAAAATAAGGTTGCTGTCAAGAAAGATGTAGACGCTATCCTTAAAGATATTGACGCAGAGCAATCAAAGGCTGATGAGTTGGCTGAGATATTTAGTAATTCTAAGAACCAAGTATTTAATGATGAGGGTGATTTAGATTACGCTGCATCATTAAAGAAGATGGTTAAGGAAGGAGATATAACAGAAGAGGATGCTGAACTTATGCGTAAGTATAAGCAAGATATAATCCCTCAGGTTGAACCTACTCCATTGAGTGACGAAGAGATTGCAAAAAAGAAAGAAGAGCAAATTGCTGATTTGAAAAAAGCCAAGGTAGTAACCGATGGCCTTCCATCAAGAGATGAGAATAGACTAGCAAAGAGATTGGCTGATTTGATTGCAAATACTTCAAAGGAAGACTTAATGAAGTTGAGTCTTACTGACCTAAAGAATTTGTTGAAAGTAGTTAACAACATAAACAATGGATACCTCCCTCACTATGCACAAATAATGGTGGAGAAAATCAATGCCATTAAATACGGTAAAATTCTTGCAGCTGCAATTAAAGCGGCCAAGCCTTTAAAGTTCTCTGAACTATACTCAAGGTTTAAGGCTGCTATTATTCGTAGTCAGAAGGGTGGTATTGCTGAGATGGTTAGAAGAAACCCTCTCTACTATATTGACCAAGTATTCGGTGACTTCAAAACTAAAAACATATTTGAGGCACTGTTTGAGCAGACCGCAGAAGCTGAAGCGAACTTCAAAGCTGAACTTAAAAAGGTTCAAACCATATTGGAAAAGGCTGAAGCAAAAGTTGCCAAGTCTTTCAATCTAAACCCTGACGAGACTTTGATGTCTAAGTTCAAGATGATGACCTATATGATTCAGCTTGAGTATGAGTCAAACAAAGGTAGCGAACAGGTTAACCCTGCTGCCGCTTACCTTAGGGAGACCATCAAACATATTGACGGAGGTAAGTCAAGATTCGGTGAGCGTGATGCCAATATGCTCCAAGATATACTTACCAATTATTCTAAAGATGGAGAGATAGATAATGAAAAACTATTCAACTCTTTCAACCAAGCCGAGAAGGATGCTATCAGTGATATTAGGAAGGTCAACGAGTCTTTGAAAGATAAGGCTCAGTACACTGCTGCGATTATTCGTGGTGATGCTATCGACCCATTAAATAACTACGTACACTTGAATGTGCTTCACGATACGGAGCCGCTCGATGTAAGTGCTGCTACTGACTTCTTGAACCAAGCAAACAACTCACGTAGACCATCAACAAAAGCTAAGTCTTTAATATCAAGAACTAAAGGCGCTAAGCCTTTGAACTTCGATGTATTTGCTTCTGCTCAGCGTGGCGCTAAGTTTGTCATATTGGATTACAACTTGACCGAGCCTATCCGTACTGCACGCAGAACAATGAATCAGGCTACTGCTGAATTAGAAGAGCAGGGAAGAATACCTAAGATGCAGAGGGATGTTAAGAACGCAATTGACGGAGCGTTTGAGGAAGCAGTAAGCAATCTACTTACTAACTCTATACTTCAGAACTCACTTGCTGACGAGGCGATTGACTTTATAAGCAAGCAAGGGTATCGTGCAGTTCTTGCAGGTACAGGAAGGTTTGCTGCGGAATTAACCTCAAACATTTCTTATGCGATATTAGCAGACCCGAAGGCATTCACTACAGGTGCAAAGTATAAAGGTTTGATTATGTCAACGCTTGCTCCTGCTATCATGGAGAATGTAGGAAGCAAGCAGACCAACAGGATATTCCCTAACACCACATTGTCAGGAAGTTTTGTTGATACCTCTATCCTAAGCCAAGCAACAGGCATTCAAGGCACGAGCTCAAAGAATCCTGTGCTCAACAAGATGCAGCAGATATACAACCTTACAGGTAAAAAGTATCAGAATGTTATCGAGTTGACTGCAGATACTTTAATCTCTACTCCGGATAAACTCGTGATGAGACCGATGTGGTTTGGTGCATTTGCTAATGAGTTTAAAAAGGCATCAGGCAGTGAGGTTGACTTCGATAAGATAGCAGCAAACGACAAGGCTTATATGGATGCCAATCAAGATGCAATCCAAAAGGCCAAGAGAGCAGCAGACCAAAAGTCAGTGATGACAGGTGCTACAGACAATGCCTTTATGGGAATCCTAAAAGGAACTGTAAAGCCTAATCAAAGTTTCTCATCAAGAGCGTTCAATAACTTCAACAACTACATGACTCGCTTCTTGATATTTGAATATGTTACTGCACGTACAGCCATTTATGCAATGGTTGGAGACGGCTCATTATCTAAGCGTCAGGGAGCCGCAATGCTCGCTGCTGTAGCCACACGTATGACTGTGTACACATTGCTTTCTCAGATGATGGCAAATGGTATCATGGGATTGTTTGGAATAGGAGACGATGAAGAGGAGGATGAAAAATCATTGATGCAAAAAATCGGTCAGTCTCTTACAGGTACATTTACTTCGCTATTGATTGGTCGTGACTTTGGTAATGCCACTAAGTTGGTAATCAACTATGGTCTTGAGGAAATCAATGAGAAGCACCTTGACTTCCTAAGAGAAGGAGAGTACGACCCATACAAAGATGGAATCGCTTACTCAATAATTCCAAGAGAGGACAGACCTGATGATAACTTGGGCAACCTTCTTATGAATATGACCGGTTCACTTGGCCCGGCATACAACACCGCTAATCTTATTTACAAAAACAGAAATAGGATTGTAACGGGAGAGACAGAGAAGAAAGAACTTGATGCTATTGAAAGAGAAGACCGAACAGTTAAAGAACGTATCCCACTAGAACTCTTAGGAAACTTTGGTTTGATTCCTTTTTACAAGGATGTAAAGAAGATGGTAAATAAATCAATCTACGCAAGCATCAAAGAAGCAGAGAGAGTAGCAGAGAGAAACAAGCGAAGAGATACTGACTTGCTTGGTGGATACGAGAATAAGACTGACCTCAAACGCTATAATCCTGAGCTATACGAGAAGAACTTTGGTGAAGGGTCAGAATGGTACGAGTCAACCAAAGAAGAGCGTGAGGCTAAAGAAAAAGAGGCCAAGGAGGAACAGAAGATAAAAGACAGGATGAACAACTATACTCCTGAAGGTGAAGGTGGCTTTGGCTCCGCAGGATTTGGAAAAAAGAAAAGCAAGAAGAAAGGTTCAGGTGGAGGCTTTAAGGCTAAGAAGTTTGGAGGCGACTAAACGTGCCTCACATACTTCATCTCCTTCTGCTTATCATAGTAGACCATTAACTCAGCGTCATTAAACGAACCATCACGGGGAGGGCGACCTCCCCATTTAACTTCTCCTCTTAGTTTGTTGGCCTGACCGTATATGATTCCATCATCACAAGCCCATATCAAAACAGGAGTAATCCTTTTGTCTATTAGTTTGACCAACTTCCTTGCCGATACAGGCAGAGGGTATGCCAACTTCATTGACCTGAGTCTGCCCTTTACTTCTGCGTATGCTATCAAGTTGTTGTCCTTGTCGAACACTTTGTAGTCGATGTCCTGAGGGTCTAGTTTTTTGTAAGACCCTCCAAAAATACTGACGAACAACTCGATTGCTTTCTTCTCTCTTAATAAGTCTGTTTCTGTTTCAAAAATCATCTTCTTCTATTGACTTTAAAATTAAACGTAGGTCTACGATTATGTCTCTGATGTCCTTTTCTGCGGGCTTAAAGTCCCTGTCCACAAGGTTCTCGTAGATGTTTGCTAACAACAAATGGTTTTGATTTATTCTAAAAGATATACGCTCCGCCCGGGCGTTCTCTTTCTTCAGGTAGTTCTCCATAGTCTATCATTCCGTTAAACATTAAATTTATTTTCTTGTAGACGAGGAACTCTTTACCAATCGGTGTGCGATAATCAATCATGTCAATTATGTTTTTAATTCTCTCGTACTTTTCTATCTTTTTATTTAGCCTTTCTCTGTCCAAAAGTAGTTCATCAATCCTTACTTTTAGACTAACAATGTTCTTATTTTCTTCATCAATGGTTTCAGTGACTACATTACCAAAGGCATTCTTACAATGGACATACTTCTCTGCCATTCCATCTGTGTATTTAATCATGTCGTCCACGTCATACATATAGTGCACTATTGATGAGTGGTCTTTCTTCAAGTACCTTCCTATCTCTGAGCGAGTATATCCTCTGTCGCTAAGTATCTTGGAAAATATCTTACGAGCGTTTACCGCTTCTCTCTTGTTTGTTTTCTTTACTATCTCTACTTTAAATGCTTCTGAAACAATAGTCCTTAACACATCCATTTCGTATGTACTATTCATGTTTTTCTCCTTTATAGATTTCAACTTTAATTCCATGAGCTCCTAGCTCTTTTAATCGGTACTCCTGCAGCTTAGAAACTTTCCCTGTTGGTCTCTTGACTTCAATGAATATAACGTCAGAGTCCTTTGGTATGGCTATCAGGTCAGGGATGCCATTCTTGTTGGTGTTAATCAACTTGATTACGTAATATCCCTGAGCCTCTAACTCTTTAATTTTCTTTGTCTGTATCTGCTGCTCTGTCATACCTCTATTGACTTTGTTTCTTTCAACAACTCTTTGATTGACATATTCACCTGAGTACATTCTTTAATGAACTCTATAAGCCGCTCTAGGTCCTCAGCCCTGAAGGCAAACCTATTTGCTAAAAAGAAACCATAAGGCTTACAGCTTTCGTCCAAATCAATCTCGTCAATTTGAACGGCCAATTGTTTTTGTGGTAGAACAACCAATGTGAATATCACGGTGTACTCCTTCCCTTCCTTTATCCACTTGTGTGCAGGGATTCTGCTTGGTTTTTCTTTGTCATTGATGCAGATACACTTAATCATTTTTCCGTTTCGTTTATTTCGTTTATGTCATAGTAAAAAGAATTTCCGTTTGCGCTAACCCACCGGTCGCTTTCTGCCTCCACGCACTGCAGCTCTGTGTCCACCTTGAACTCTTTAGGTTCCACGGGAAACGTATTGGTTATGAAGTTAGAGTCCTTCCAATAAATCCTGTTGTTCGGTTGGCACAGCAGGTACCCCTCGTCAGCCAATAGGATGTGGCCACACTTGTAGTCGGTAGGCTCGTCAGAGTACGGATTGTTGAACCAATCCACGGTGAGCAGGTACGTTGCCCACACGAGCGTCTTGTCCTTGAGTATCACCTTGCATCGTTTCTCTGCTAGATATAAGTACTCAATCACGCTCACGTTCTCGCTGAAGCAATCCCACAACTGCTTGAAGTCGCTCGGGATGTCGTTGGTTGGCTCGTGGAAGAACAACTCTGAGATAGGCACACGGCTCCTGAGCATCCCATAGTCGGTCATAATGTGGAAGGTTAGAATCTTCCCCGCCACACTCTGAATAGCGAATGCGTAGCAGTTGTCGTAGGTCTTGTGGTCTTCCTCTTTCTTGGTCAACCAACTCCTGCGAACTTTTAACTTTAGGTTGGGGATGTTGGCATTCAAAACATTCTGTTCGTTAGTTATCATAGTTTCTCTAGTTCTTGTTTAACTTCTTCCCAATATCTCCATTGTTTATCTAATGGATAAATATGCCAATCAATACAGCGTTTTATCTCACCTAATGCTATCAGTGCACATTGTTTGGCATTATAATTAAGTTGATTTACAAATAACACATCATCATTTGTTGTTGGATAATAAGAATACTTTTTAAACTTATGTACCAACTCTTCTGCTTTTTCTTTAGGTGTCATAAAAATCTTTTTTAAAATGGTTGATAGTGTAGTCTTTCTTTTTGGTCACTGCTTTATAAATTTCGTACTCAATTCCGTCCTTGGCAAATACCCAATAAACTTTATTCTCAAGCCTATCCTTGGTCGTCATCCTATCCTTGCTCTGCCAATAACTCGTAGCACTGAAGTCAATGTTATAGTACACCAAGAAGTCAGCGTCACGCAAAGATATTCCCTCTCTACCTGATACAATCTGAAGGGCAATGCTCTTGTCAGTGTCTTCAAAGACACTCAATTCTGTAGTCAGGGTGTCACCAAATACACTCTTCAGTGCAGCCAACTCCTCCTTGAACTTGTAGAAGATTCCAATCTTGGACGTACAGAAGTTGTCGTAAATGAACTGAGCCTTAGTCAGGTCAAGCACCATACTGTTACCGCTCTCGAACTTTATCGTTCCACTGCACAACTGATGAACCTTCATCATCAACTTGACCGGGGTGTCTGCAAGGATGGTCTCCTCTTTCCCCTCGATAACCAAGTCACGCTTTAGTTTCTTAATCATTGAGTAAGTCCTGTCGCTCATCTGTACCTCAAGCACCTCCTCAATGGTCTCTGCTTTGAACCCTGCCTCCGCTTGCGTGTAGTTAATCGTGTACGGCTCCATGGCTTTGACTATCGTATCCAAGCCACCGCTGTAGTCCTTGATAAACATCCCGTTGATTTTCTTTTGCGTCACGTTCACGTACTTATCACAGAATCTGTAAAAGTTTCTGAACTCATCGAACGGATTTTTTGGGATAGCATAGACCTGATGGTACATCTGAGAGTAAGACTCAGGGGTTGGTGTCCCTGATAGCAGTATTACCTTTGGCCTGTACTTTTGAATCACGCTCGCTACCAACTCTGCCCTGCCACTTGGCTTAGGGAATGCTCCCATGCTGTGAGCCTCATCGCAAACTATTAAATCCCATCTCTCATTGTTCATTACCAAGTGGAGGCTCTCGTAGTTGATTACCGTAATTTGATAGGATGGCATAAGAAGATTATAGTCAGCCTCAATTGTGCTGATGGCTTTCTTCTTGGTAATAAATAGCACACGCTGTGCGTGTATTCTATCGGCAATACCTAGACTCGTAAGAGTCTTGCCTGTCCTCACCTCCATGGCAAGGTACAGGAACCCATGCTTCTCAAGTATCTGAGAGCCTTTCTCGATTATGTCTGTCTGATAATCTCTGAATGTTACGCCTCCTTTCTTTTCCATCTCGTGTAGGTTTTTGTAGTACTCGCAGCTCCTGATTATTCTGTCTACAGTTTCTTTGTCGGTAGTGTGTTTAGGCACTTTGAGTATCTCTACATTACGACCTCTACCTACTTTTACATCTTTGGTTTGTGTGACAACTGATTTAAGAATCTCGCATTGCCTCCACATCATCTCGTTACTGTAACAGGGTATGCGTGGTACTATGTCTATCATTTTTTCAATCTCTTTTTACAATTACCGCAGAACATCTTTCTGCTGTACTCGGTGATTAATGGTTGGGTGCACTCGCATCCTATTTCTTTTCTCGTTCCGTCCCTGTTGAAGTTCTCTTCCATTACTAAGACTATCTCAACACACTTCTCGAACATCTCGAATGCAGAAAAATAATCTATCATCATCTCGAACAACTCAAACGGTGGGTCTTGGTCAGGTGCGTGAGCAAACAGGCTTACATCTGAATTAAGTATCTCATCCATTGTATTCTTACCTGTTATTACATTGAATGAATTAATCATTCCAATGTGAATCATTTGTTCTTGTGTCATAATTTTTTAAAATGGTGGTTCCTCATTTGTTGTCTTCTTGCTTCTGATAATTATCCATCTACCTTGTTGGTCTCTGTCCTCCTCAGGCATCGTGCCCTCCTTGTAAATAGCGTAGGCTATCAACCACTTGTAGAACTTTGTCCTGCTGATTGTCATCCTACCCCTCGGGCCGTAGTCAGGATACTCATCAATGAAGTTGGAATACAATTCGTTCTTGTATAGTCTCGTGTCCGTCTGCAGTGCTACGTTCCTTTCGTTGTTGTCAACAAGTCCACACCACTCTATAAACTCGTGGCAAGTCTCTGCTGATAACTGACGAATCTTTAGGTTGACAAACTTACTCTTCACAAGTCCTGTCCTCAGGTAGTTGGTCAGACATCCAATCATGTAGTTGTCGAACTCACACCAATCGTCATCGTTCCAATCACCGAACATCAACTTACCAAACTCATCTAGTGGGGTAAACTCTTTCGTGTAGTACTGATGCAACTCCAACTCCCACTTACGTCTTGCGAATGAATTACCTGCCCCCTTGATAGCATAGTTGGTAGTTATCGCAATCTTAGGTGACTTGCTGAATGGTATCTTGATAGCGTCCTTGTTCTTCTTCTCTAGTGTCAAACCCTCGGTCACTACACTGAACAGTCGCTCGAAGTCGAAGTGCTTTCTCACATCATCGAAGCAAAGTATCTGCGTGTCTGCAGACACCAACTGATAAGCGAAGCTGCGCTCGAATGCGAATGACTTACCGTCAATCACCACAAGTTTTTTCATCTTACTCAGGGCATTCATCAATAATCCTTTGCCCGTTCCTCCTTCAGGGTTGTCACTGATTACCTCATCGTTCAGAATCACAGCAGGGCAGAAGCTCAGGTTCTTGTAGCCATGGAGTAGGAATCCAATCGTACTCTCCATCGTCCTGACTCTGTTATCATCACCCCCGTTGATATTGCTCACGAACTTTTTGAAGTCACATTTTTGAGTCACACCACACAACGTGAAGTTTCTGTCTATCACGTGGTCTTTCCATACGTAACCACCCAAGTCCAAATAGTCTAGCGTGGTAACGCCATCCTTGGTAATTTTTATTGCGCAGTTTTTGTAGTACAGGTATGACGACTCCTTGTTGTCAGCGATAAAGTAAATGTCAATCGTAGACAGAAGCGACAAGAACTCTTCCTTGAAGAATCTAGTTTGGTCAGCGAAGTAATTGTACACAGCCACATCGTCCAACTCCAATAGGTGCGTAAGCACGAAGTCCTTAATCTCTTTCTCACTCGTGTGGTCAATCAAGTTGTTGGTGACCTTAACGAATATGTAATTCTTGCCACCCTCAGGGCAGTACTTGTAGAAGCCATTGTCCTCAAGGAACTGCTTGAACTGAATGTGGATTATCTTGATGACCCCCTTATCGTTTCTGTCCCAAAAAGTTTGTTTGGAATTTTCCTCCTCAACTTTTGTGAGCACTGATTCGATGGTCTCGCTATCCAAGTTGGAGTCTTGCAATTGGATGCGTATCTCTTTTTTTGATACGCCTCTTCTCAGTTTGGCTTTGATTGAATTGATTCTCTCCTCGTCCTCGTAGTACTTGGTACCGAAGTTAGCAGTGTGTCTGTAGGCTGAGTCAATTGTTGTACCAATCTCCCTAAGTGAGAAGTCGTCTGAAGCGAACTGATTAAGCACGTAGGAGGCAAGGCTTTTGTTGATACCGAAGTCGTTGAACGCCATCGCTAGAACGTATGCGTTCTGATTACGCTGACCCTCACTCATCGGATACTTTTTCTCCCACCACTTTACAAGTATCTCTACAATCTTATTCTCATCTGTGATAGGGATGGTAGCCTTGTCTCTCGTTCTACTCACCTCCGTGTACTCAGGCTCCTCAATTACATCCCAAATGGATGAGTTGTCATTAACGTAAATTAAGGGGTCGTAGGACTCGTAACATACTCGGCTAAGGTTCTTGCTCGTCTTATCGAAATAAGCGCTGTTAAAGTACTTTTCTAGGCTATTAAAGAAACTTGTATGGTTGTCTGCATCTGCAGGAATCTTAACCAATACTTTCAGGCCATTGCCTGATGGTGAAATGAATACTGAGAAGACATATTTGTTCTTGCTCAGGTTCTCTTTGTCCTGCAGTAATTCTTTCTGCTTGGTGTAGCCATCAAAGTCCAAGCATATCAATCCTGAATGCTGAAGCAATGAAGCGTCTGTCCTCTTGTTGAATGTACCGCTGAAGCAAATTGCAGGCAGCTGTTTCTTGAGCTCCTGTCTCTCGGGCTTGTTTTTTTCCAAGCGTATTTTCTTTACCAACTCCTTAGTCGCACCTGAGCCATCCTTAATCCTCTCAAGGATTACGTGTACATCACGGAAGAAAGGTGTGTCGGTGTCTCTAATGCTTTGGAATATAGTTACAGTATGTGTCATTCTATGTCGTTTTAATGTCGATTCTATGTCGCTTATTGATAGTTAACTATCTGATTACTAGAACTAATGTCGATAATGTCAATTTTATTCTTAAAATATAATTTAAAAAAAATAAGAAGAATAGATACACACATATAGAAATATGGGAGAAACGTCTTGACATTTTCGTCACGCATTGGAGGTAAAAAAAGGGGAAGTTTACACTCCCCCGATTCTTATTCCTAAATGGGTTAGATTAGAACGGAAGGTCTCCGTCCTCCTCAGGCTCAGGCACAACTGCTTTTGGCTCTGCCTTTGGCTTTGCCTCTGCCTGTGGCTTAGCGCCACCCTGTGTCGGCTCGTAGGTATCCAACTCAACATAGTGATTGCCACTGCGGGCAGTCTTAATGTTGAGGTTTACCCATCCATTTTTCTCGTGTTCCCTGATGAATGCTACCGCATCGTCAGCCTTGATTGACATTCTCCCCACCACGAAGTCGGGAGCCTTTTCGTTTCTCTTGAATGAGAAACCATCTGCAAAGATTTTTTCGTCTTGTGCCATTGTGAATTGATTTTAAATGTGCCTCAGTCTATTTGAACCAACCACCCACCTCTGAGGCTAAGTGGATGATTGGTTTGTCTTTGTGTCTTTGAAGACACTATAAAAGATACTCGTCAATATAGTAATTGACAATGTCATCTGATGGATTCTTGCCGAAGTACTTATCGTAAACCTCGATGGCTCTGCCAACCTTGGCTTCGCCTGACTTAACAAAGTCCTCCGTAGGTCTAAAGATTCCTAGCACTCCCGTGCCCTTGTCGATTACATAGAACACCAAAGGCTTACCAAACAACTCCTGATAAATGTAGCACTGTGAGTCGTAGTTATAAGACTTGGCCGACCATTTGAACTTATGAATGTCACTCGTAGTCTTCAGGTCAATCACCGCATTGTCTGTTACAATGTCGGCCTTACCCTTCCACATCATGCCTTGGATTTCTCCAACCGCAGGCGTCTCATACTGATTGCCATCTTTGTAAATCTCATCGTAGAAGGCAATGTTGCCGTTGATGATATTGACTAGCGATTGAATCTCCTCCTGCTCTTTCTTGAGCATACAGAACGGTAAGTTGTTGGTCTCACAGAACGCTTTGTACTCCTTGGTAGTACGTGTGCTCACGTCCACCGAAGGCACATCCTTGGCCTTCTCAGGCTCAAGGATTAACTGATGGAAGTAACGGCCATCCATGAAGGCTTTGTTGTCCTCCCTCGGCTTGCCAAAGTCCTGAGGGTTCGAGAGTAGCGTGCCAATGTCTGAGTTGGATAGGTAGTTCTTACCGACTCCATTGTAGTACTCATTGTCGTCACGTAGTTTTGAAATGATATTGTCCATTACTTTGCGTTTATTAGGTTAGCGATTTCTTTCTTTAATGCAGGACTGATTTTGTACTTGCGTGTAAGTTGCGCACCAATCTTCTCAATGCCTGAGGCTTTGTTGGTAGTCACATACTTGACAACCGCATTCCAATTGTCAGTGTCTTTCTTCAACTCAATCAAGCCATCACCTACTGCAGGTGCTGCTTTCTTTGGAGCCTCAGCCTTCGCTGTAGACTCACCCTCAGGTAAATCCTCGCCTGCATAAATGTAAATCCCCAATCCAAACATCGCTAGGTTCTTAACCAAGCAACGCATAAGTGTTTTGTTAATGTCGAACGTAGTAGCCGCATCCACCTGCTTGTCACCGAATCGGGTGCTGTAGGTGTAAGCAACTTTTCTCATTGACTTGTTCTTGCCGTCCATTACAGGAAGCCACATCTCAAGGGTCTCACCCTCGATAGTCACAGTGGTGTGACACATGAATCCAAGTACCTCATCGTACTCTGTCTCTAGGATTTTGTAGGTAGCGTCAGGACACGCTCTCTTAGTTTCTGACCAAGCCCACGCCCATGACAGGTACGTAAGGTTGTCTTTCTTTTCAACGTGCTCATTCACATTGATAGCCGATAGTCTTTCAAAGACAGTTTGCTTTTTTTCCATTTGATTTGATTTGATTAGATTGATAAATGATTGACTAGATAAATACTGAACGCTCCAATTCTTTAACGATTGACACATAGTCCCTATCCTCCGCTATCCTGCGCTCGACTGATGCGATGCCATGGATGATTGTTGTATGGGTAATTTGGTAGCCCGCCTCACACATATAGCGCTCAATGTACGTCACCTGCATTGGCCTCTTTGAGCATAGGTAATAAATTAAGTGCCTAGCGTCCACGTACTTTCTCTTCTTAGATTTGGAGAAGAGCTCCTCCTTTGTGATGCCAAACAGGTCGATAACCCGTTCTACATACTGATTAAAAACATCATGCTTCATAAGTAGATTTGATTATAAGAAACAAATATAGTGAATATGTTGATTCTTGGTACAATTATTTTTCAGAAATTTTTGAAAAGATTTTAGCCTCAACATCGTCAAGCACGAACCCACGGATATTGTCATTGTAATAAAACTCCCCTGTGCTTAGCACCTGAATGGTTTGTTCTAGTACAGAATATACAATAACATCCGTACAACTGCTGATTAATACTGACTCAGGATACTTGTCTAAGAAATTTTGCCTGCTCATAAATCGACCTGAGTCGATGAATACTTCTAACGGTGATTGATTTTTTTTCATTTGATTTGATTTTATGGGAGCCGAGGCTCCCGTTACTTTGTATAAATTTCGTACAAATATAGTACAATTTATTTGTAAAAACAAAGGTCTGTAAATTTCACATAGACATACCCATCGTGTGTGATTTTGTCGGCACTGTCCCACGACTCCTTGGTGATTACGTGACCGTCAGGATACCTTGGATTCTGCTGCTCCAACTCAGACTTTAGTTTCTGAATGTACAGCGTAGCGTCCATCAACTCCTCCTGTAAATGGTTTAACCACTCAATAAGCGGAAGTGTATTACCCTCCAAGGTAGTCCCGTATTTGGTGACGCCAACCTCAGACCTCTGTGCGTACTTGTCTACCACATCTTTAACTATCTTATCCATATACCACCTCCCCCATAGTTAAGTGTTGAAAAACTATGTCAGCATCGTTCGCATCTCCTGAGCCACCAACGAAATTGTAAATGGCGTACCGCTCGCTAGACTGAACCAACTTGCTTAGCCTGTCCTGCATAGTGGTTGCGCTTATCGTCCCGATTACATCCTCCTCATTCTCCACGTCATTGATTGGTACCTCAACACCATGGTCAAGGATTGCTTTGAGGATTGCTGTCGATATGTACGGGTCTTCCTCTTTAGGAACCGCCTTCCTGATTCTCTCGATGGCATCATCGCTCAGGAAGTACCAATAATTACTGCCACCCTCGATGGCTGTGACGAACACATCTTCTAGGACGTCACGACTGATTTCGATTTCAACTTTCATTGTCAATTGTTTTATAGTTTAAAGATTTCTTTCCGTAGTAGTGGCAGTACTCCTCCACATCGTGCCAAACATCTGTGACCCCATATTGAAGCCCATCCGACCCACTGTTTAACGAGTAAGCGAAGTCCTCTGCCTCCTGCTTGGTGATGAATGCGTAAACGTGCCCTGAATTGTATCCATCGCAGTCAACTCCATCGGCAAGCACCCAATGCGTAGCGTATTCTTTCTTTGCCATGTTAATCTTCTTTTGATTTGATTTCTAATGTGTCACACGCATCCTCGATAGCCAACCATATTTGCTCCATCGTAGCCTCATTGGTCAACGCCATCTCAAGTACCTGCTGTGCCTGCTCTTCTGAGCAATGGTGACCTTCCATTACATCGTCAACGTGCCACAGGTTCTCCATGAAGTAGCCTCGGGATTTTAGTGTTTGTCTCGCTGTTAAGACATCTTTTAATTGTCTCTTTGCTTGATTCAATTGGTCTCTAAGATAGTCAATTTCAAGTTGAGCAGTACCTGCTGCCGTCATTTGGTAGTGATTCTTTGACATAGTGATTTGATTTGTTTATAGATTACGTAAATGAAAAGACCCACGTGCAAGACAATATAAATTGTGATTGCAAGTGGAACGGACAGGAAAAAGAAGTACATCAATTGTCCTGTGATGGATAAGATTTTTTTCATGCCATATATTTTTGGTTTGTTAAGTGTTTATAAATCCTCCTTCAATTGCTATAGTCCGTCCCTTCTCAAGGGCTCTGTTTAATGATTCGTAGTCCTCAATTAATCCTTCAGAGCCATCATCGTAGACAACGAACAACTCGAATAGACCTGAACTGAATACCTCTTTTGCTTTGTCGGTTACCACGAACCACACGAAGCCGTCAATAATTTTTACTTCCATGATTAAATTGATTTGATTGATTAATTTTCCGTTTCATCCTTTCGGAATCGTCAGTCAGGACACCCATCCTGATACGGAGGGCAGTGTCTTTGAAGACACCACCCCTGAGGATGCTAGGCTTGGAACCTGAGCACCTCACTCTCACTGAACCACTCACCGCAACCACTACAGTGGTAGTTCGAGAACCCGTCATGCTCCAAGTCATGGAAGCACTCCACACACACAGGCTTCTCATTGAGTACATCAAAGTCGCAGTCATCGCAGTCATCATCAATGAAGTCTAGCAAACTCAATTGGTATTTGTTAGCCACATACTTTGTCTCCTTCAAGTCCTCCTCCTCGTAGTACCATGCCCTGCTTGTCTCCTGAATATACGAAGTGTGAAACATCTCACCCGCACTCGTCTCCTTGATATTGAAGTAAATCCAACAGGTCAAAGACTTACCCTTCACAACAATTGGCACCTGCTTTCTCCTGTACCAAGTCGGGTGACCCTCCAACCTGTCAAGGTTTGCCAACACCGTACCACTCACCTTGAACACGTCCACCTCCACATTGTAACCTTTTCCACTCTCGTCAATCAAGTAGGGAAGTCCCCTGATTATAAGCGGATACTTGTTTAAGGTCTTGCCCTTACCCACGTGCTTGGAACTTGTCAGGTAGCGATTGTAATTGTTGTAGCCCTTCTTGAGCGTACCATACACCGCAACCAAGTTATCCTCCAACACATTGTCTTTGCTGTACCACACACCGTCACGCTGTGTCCACAACTCTTTGTTGTAAATCTGATACGTCCTGCTGTGCGTGTTGATAGTCACGAACCTGCACTCATGCTGCTCCAATTCTTTTTTCCACTTGTGGCGGGGCACTCTCCCGAGGCTCTCAGCCAATACACGTGAGTCACTCTTGTTGACATTACCCAAGCCACGTATCGTGCCATTCATCATAAGCCACTCATGCTTGTTGTCACCGCATCTGAATGGGTGCGTGTTCTCTTTGTTGATGGCACCCACAGTGGCGTACCTGAAGTGAGCAATGAAAGGGCGCTCTGTATCTAGCACCTTGTACTCTGCTGATTTGTGATAGGTCACCTCAAAGGTATCCAACCATATTACCCCCAAGCCATGAGGATTGATTCGTGCTGAAGTCTTTGCGACCTCCTTGGACATTTGCTTGCCCTTCTGTTTGATAATGATTACACACATAGATAGATTTGGTTTGTGGGCAGTGTCTTTGAAGACACAGAACCCGATTAATAAACGAGTAATAGACAAAGATAATACATAGAATGTACATATCCAAATTTATTTTTTAGTAGACCTTCTTTGCCTTGAACTTTGAGCGCTCAAGATTCGGTCGGTCTCCAATGAATTTGTAGTAGGCTTTGTCAACCGCCTCCCACTTTGTGTGGGCTGTTACGTTCAGCACGTAGACAGTCCCGTAGTAGATTTTAAAGTAGTGTAAACTCTCCATGCTATTTGATTTTAGTTAGGTTAAAAGGGATGGCATCCAAGCCATACTCAAACGTGTAGCCCTCAGCCTCACACCTGCTAAGCAGGTCAGCGCAAGCCTCATACGTGTTGTCATCCTCAGCGAACTCGCTCAGGATTAATTGTACCTTGTAAGGTAGCGTCTCGATTACTTCAAATAAGTCTTCCATTTTAATTTTGTTTTGTGGAGGGTTTCAACCCCCTCGGGTTTGAAATTCTGTTTCGTTCTTTAGAACTCATCAGCCCGGGCACACACCCGGGGACAGCCGGGAGCCGAAGCCCCCGGATTATTACCTACCAACCATAAACTCTTGCTCGATAGCGAAATTTTTCAGGTCACTCTTGGTGACCTCACCTATGATTAGGTGCACGTTGCTCTCCTCCGTACTCCTAGCAATGAATTGATTGGTTTTAAGCAACACGTTCCACTCATTGGCAATCTCATTTGCCTCCTGTTTTGTGCCTACAAAGTAGGTCTTCACTGAAGTAGTCTTTTCCATTTTGATTATTGATTGATAGTTGTCAACACTCGATTGAAGTCCTCAGGTCGCACGACCACGAAGTAATTCGGTCTATACACCCCGTCCGTATCACTCTCCCACCTTCTGTAAGGCACACCCAACGCCATCAAGCCTATCTCAATGGGCACAAGCGTGCCAAGGTCATTGCTATGCCACACCGAATACAGGGGCTTGCTATAGCCACCCTCAGGAATCCACACGCTAGACAGGTCGAACTCAGGCTCTGCCTCAGGGATGAAGTCACCCACAAAACTTTCCACGTGCACCCACTCACCGTTCCAAGCGTGCCCGTTCAAATACCACTGCCCTTTCTTTTGCACTATGCTCACGTCAGGGATGCCGTTCAACCGCTCCTTTGTTGTTGGAGTAGGCCAACCCGCATTGGTTATCCAAAGGCCGTCCGTCCTGAACTCAGCAATTGAATGGCCATGCAGCCAAATAGTTCGGCCATCCGTCCACGTGTTGCCGATTCGTCTGTACTCGTTGCGCAAAAAAGCGCTCACAATTTTTTCAGTTACTTGTCTCATTTTGTTATTGGTTTTTGGTTGCTGAATAAATTCTTAATCCGTTTACTTTTTGCACGCTCACTTGGAACTTGCTGTGAATAGCCTCAAGGCTTGCCTTGTACTTTGCCACCTGCTCGGGGGTCAAGTAAAGCAGGCGGTCGATTACGTCCTGAACTATCTCAGCACGCTCATTGATTGGGTCTTGGTCTTTGGTTTGCATAAAATAAAATTTGAAATGTGGTTTGCTGTTTCGTTCTTTTGAACTCATCAGGGAGGGCACTCACCCACCGACAGCAGTGTCTTTGAAGACACCACTGCCACGCCTAGAACCTCTCAGGCTTGTTGCGCTCGGGCTTGCTGAAAAGCAGCACCCCCGCAACAAAAAGCAGGGATAACTCAGCCAAGAAAAACACAGCCAAGTAAAGCAGGCTAATAAAATTGAACTCAGGTAAATCCTGCACAAGGGCAACACTAACTCTGAAGAGGGACACAGCCACAAAAATGTAGCAAAGGGTAAGGGTAATTTTCTCGAACTTTTTCATTGTAATATGGTTTTAAATTGGTTTGCTGTTTCGCCCTTTGGGGCTCATCAGGCGGGGCAACACACCCCGCTACAGCGGAGGGGGATTGAGCCCCCTCCCTTTGCATTACCGCAGGAATCCTCGGATGCTATCGCCCTCCTCGCCTGTGTTTATGTAGGCTTGGAACGCCTTTGCTAGTTTTAGCACCTCCTCAGCCTTTTGGGCGTCCCCGTTGTACATGGAAAGGATAACAGGGCGCACACGCTTGATAAATGAATCGAAAGAGCCTGTGGGATTATTTACCGAAAAGTCAACCAAGTGGTAAAACAATTCGTAGCGTCTCATTACCTGCTTTACGCTCTCAAAGCGGGACGGCAAGCGGAACTCAAGGCAAGAGCCCTTCACCAAGGCAACTTGGTAGCGGTCACCGTAGTGCAACGGGTCTAGGCGCTTGTTGCTCCCGCAGTACCTGTTTGTTAGCCTGTTTCTGAAGAGGGCAAGCACCACGCCTGCATTTTTGCGCACCTTGCAAAGTAAATCCGTCCCATCCAAGCCCTCGCAGGCAATTGTGATGTGACCCCCGCAACGTCTATCTGAGGGGCTGTAGCGGTCATCAATGATTTTTTCCGCTTTGTAAATCATATCGTACACCTTTGTCCTCCATTGCCCCGCAGGGAGCAAAGGGAGCACATGGGTCACCGCCTCATAGCCGCAGGATGCATCCCGCTCAAAGCCGCAAAACAATTCGTACTCCCGCACCGCATTGCGGCTCAATTGATTTTTCTCAATTTCAAAGCCTATGGTGAACCTTGAGGCGTATTCGACCCCGTCAAACTTTATGGCTTTTTGGTCGGCTTTTTTAAGCCCCGCAACGTCCACGCTGTATTTGGACTTATTCAAAAACAAGGGCTGTGGCTTTCTGTGATAGCCCGCTACTTCGCCTCTTTCTAGTTCGCCTGTGATTTTGTACTCGATACCTTTTTGCATGATTTCTGTGGTTTAAAGTGTCTTTGAAGACACAGGATTAAAGTTGATTATTTTGAGAATTTTGATTATTGATTGAACGATACAGGAACTCGATTGCATCCACTACAGCGGAACTTTCGCCCCCTGTGATTTTTACACGTCCTTCAGTGTCTACTTTTACGCTTAGGCTTTGCCCGTCTACTTTGTAGGATAAGGAAAGAACCACCTGTGAACGTGTTTCGACCTGTGGGGCGTTCTCTTCGCCTTCGCCTTCACCTTCACCGCCTTCACCTTGTCCACCGCCTTCAGGGGCATTTTCCACCTGCTTTGCAAACTTCAAAAGTCCTTCTAGCGACCTGTTTGGCTCTTCGCCTTGCGCCTCCAATTCATCGCATTTTGCTTTGAACGTGTCAACAACTTCATCCTTCAACTTGGATGCCTTCACTACTTTGTAGAAAAAGGATTTTTGCCACCCGAAGACCTTCAAGCCTATTTGCTCATTAGTCCACGAAATGCCTTCTTCAGCGCAAAGCCTTTGCCCGTCCTCAGAGCCGAACCACTGCACCACCGACCCAACCAACTTGGAAAGGGTCAATGTCTGTTCAAACTTCTTTTTCTTGGCGTTGGTGATAGTACGCTGCACCGCCCTTATTTCCTGTAGGTTCAAAGCCTGTTTGACCTGTGGGAGGCTAAGGAAAGCCTGTTCGATTGATAGTAAATTACTCATTTTTAATGGTTTATGTGGTTGAATAGGTCAATTGTCCGTCAATTGCCTGTACAAATATAGTCAAAATCTAATTGCTCCAAACTTTTTTTCTGTTTTTGTTTAATTCTAGTATAAATCTTTTTAGCCTCAGGGCTTTACGGGAGGCACAAAGGGGCTGTTTTGTTTATGTCTACAGACTACAGGAGGGGGGCAAAGCCCTTTCTCTTTGCCTGTGGGCTCTTTGTTAGTGTCTTTGAAGACACAAAGGGGGCGCAACGGGCGCAACAAAGGGAGGGAGGGGCGCAATACGGGGCGCAATACAGGGCAACGGGGGGCGCTTTACGTCCTGAGGGGGTGCTGCGGTGCTACAGCCATGGCAAAAAGGCAAAAAATCCTGAGGGGCGGAGGCAAAACGTACCCCCACCCCTCGAAAAAAAAGTCGTTTTCGGACACGGGCTGTCTTCACCAAACCGCTATATAGCCCAAACACTCCGGGTATCTGATAATTTTTTTATCTTTACCCTGAAATATTTCGTTTACTGTTTTAAAACAAAAAGATTATGAAACTAAATTTGAAGAACTCGATTTACTCTAAGGGCTACACGATGGGTAGTGGCTTAGATGTAGAGAAGGGTCGGTTGATTAACAATCGTCCTGATGGCATGACGGGCATTGCTAAGGCTGCCGAGGTAAAGAAAGCAATGAAGCAAGCTGAGAAGGTGAGCATGATTGCTGATGGTGTTAGTTTAGGATACCTTAAAGCAGAGATACTTGAGGGTCCTGAAAAGATGTAGTGTTTTGGGTTTATTGGTTAGTAAAAGGGAGGCTTAGTTTTAGGTCTCCTTTTCTTTTATGCTATTATCGACATTTCTAACACAGTTTTATGTCGTTTTTATGTCGTTTTTATTTTTATAA